GCACAAACTTCTTAACAGATGATGGTATTACTTTTTGGAATCTATCACCACTATTTGATAGCCATGTAGCAAACGATATGGTTTGGTATTTGAATTCAACCGGTGATGGGTATGGCGATGGTGACAACGATGCACAAGAAGTTATTGAACACGTATTCCACACACTACACATGCACGGGTTACCTGCAGATGATATAAAACTATATCAGTTCTTGGCCCCTGATTGGCAGTCAGGTGATTTGTATGCGGCAATGGAAGAAGCCTATGATGCAGGCAAGTGGGATAGTTCGGGATATGGCGGAAATGCTTGGAAGACTGATGCAGATGCATTTGAAGTAGCAGCAAAAGAATATTTGTATCTGCTAAACTTTTGTATGTTTGAATACACAGAATTATGGGACGGCGGAAGTCTTGCTCCTGAATGGACAGACGATATGCGTACCCAAGCAGGCATTCAAGCAAATAATCCATTGGGTTATGCTTTCCATAATACTTGGATTGCTCCGGTTATTAGTAAGCCATCGCTTGCTACTATTAGAAGCATATTCCAAGATGGCAACACACCAGAACAAGACGATCCAAGTCTAGCAGGTGTATCAGGATATGTTGTAAGTAACGGAAGTACGCAGGACCCTGAATACAACAATGGACCGCTTATTAGCAATGGAGAAGTTGCATATAAAACAATCAACATTGGTGCACTAAATGATCAACATGCTACAGGTCCTAAAGAAAGAAAAGTTGGCTATAGTGATAGAGGAAATGCCATAGACGTATATGCACCTGCTGATGGTACACTAGCAGCAAATAGAAGTTATACTCCAGAAGGTAGATACCCTGACACGTATCCTGGATTCACAGCAAACAGCGGATCAGGTGCAGGTGTTCCTGAAGAAACTGGATTTAGTGGTACTAGTGCTGCATGTCCTGTCGCAGCTGGTTTTATTTCTACACTTGTAGGTTTAAATAGAAACTGGGGTTGGCGTGAAGTCAAAGATTATTTTGAAAGTTTGAACGAACAAAGTGATGCTAATTTTTACAAAGGTAGCGTGTCGACTAGTGCAACTGATGCTAACTGGCTAGACTATGATGGTTTAGAAGGTGGAAGAGCAACCGTTATGTACCAAGATGCTAATTTGATTAATCAAACTACATTTCCTAAACGTCAAAGTAAAATTTCAAACGGGTTGCAAACAAGTGGAATAACTATAAACTATATTAACAAGTTTGATAGAGGACGTTAAAAAGGAATAGGTTTAAGATTATAATTGTCTTCTAACAAAGCATAATTTAAACCTACTCTATTTACATACCCTTCTCTTGAATATTTTTTACCAAATGTTTTGTTTGTAAAGCTGTATCCTAAAAATACCGTATCACTTGGTTCAAAATCTATTTCATTGCATATCTTTATTTGTTTACTTCTGTATTTGTTATACACATAGTCTGCTGAAAAATTTTTAAGCAAGTTTGTATGCATTCCTAAACTTACATGATTTACATAATAGTATTCATTAATTAATTTCATTGCAATATTTTGTTCATTGGTAAAACATATTCCTGTTCTACAAAATCCAGTAACAAATGTTTTGCTTAAACTAAACGCAACAAATTTAATACAAGGTTGATGTACATTTATATTTACATTAGCACAAGTTCCAAAAAAGGCCATATCTAAAAAGACAGGAATATCACACAAATTACAATAATCGATTATGTCATCAAAATGTTCGTGTTTGTTTCCATGGGCAGAAAATGGATAACTTATAATCAATTTATTTTGTTTAGATAACTCTTTTAAGTTATCGATTGATTTTATTCCTAAAGTATGATGATAAGGATATTCACCTCTAAATACACATGTTTCTAAATGTTTATAGCTTTTTTCAAAATCGCTAAATGCACTTGTAACTCCATCAGTGACATATGCACTAAAATTATTTAATCCAGTTACACAATTATTTTTGCTTGTTATAATCCAGTTTTTATATGTTACAATAAAAGTTTCAATATTATGCCATTTTGCAACTAAATCATATTCAAAATTTGGATCTTTTATTCCTTCAGCTCTATACGTTATCATATTTTCTTTTGGGAATTTTACTATCTGCTGAACTAACACAACTTTCAGTCATACAAGGCATCGGTTTATCAAACAATTTAAATCCTGTTTCTATATTGCCAAGTGGAACGTCATGACAGCTATAACTACGCTTAATACTACCGTCTGGTTCTCTAATAATAATTCCTTGATATCCTGCATTGCAATTCCACCCTTTAAATTTATTAAAGTTAAACGCATTAAAACGTTCTGCTTGATCCATATACCATGCTTTACCAGTACTATCTCTAAATTCAACTTGCATATGCCAAGGTACACTTGCATCATGCTTGTACATAATGTCAGTAGGTATTTCAAACTTTGGTTTTGGCCTATCTACAAATTTTCTTTTTGATTCTGTGTAGGCTCTTTGTGGCATACCGTTCCAGAGTCTTTTAAGCATTTCGTCACTATACCCATCCACAACACGGGAGGCCGTTGGATCGGACTGGGGCTTAAGAGTAACATTAATTCCTTGTTCATGGAAGAATAAGGCGTTTTCCCAATCTCGCTCAAACCATTCAGGAACCATAACCATATTAATTGTAACTTGTACATCGTGTTCTTGACACAGGATTAGTTTATCTGCAAAATCCTGCATTTTCTCCTTTGTGTCTAAATGCTCTGTATGAAGACTTGCTGTAATACTTGCTCTATGAAACGGCTTAACACGTTCTACATAATCCTCAAACCACTTCATTGGGCGTGAGCAGTTTGATGTCATATGGACAGAAGTATAATTAGTATTATCGACATCATCAGCCAAGTGACCAAGTATGTCCAAGTACCCTGGATGAAAGGTAGGCTCGCCCCCAGACAAACTAAAATGAAAGCTATTAAATCCGTTATCACGTGCTTGCCTCTTTATTTCATCAATTGTTTTAAGACAGAGTTCAGTCGGTCTGTGGTCTTTTCGGTCACTCCTGGCATAAGGCCAACAATAACTGCAACGATAATTGCAAAATCTACCTAGTAACCAAGATACCGTAAAGATATCTCTGTAGAGCAGCGTTCGTTGTCCCACTTGGACAATGTCGTTAAAAGGTATTTTAGTAAAGTCATAGTTTGACCATTTTAAATCTTCTGTCATATTAGTATTATATACTCATTTATTGTTTTTGTCAATTATGATATTTTATAAATTTTCCTACTTCCGGTCTAGGCTGATTTGAATGCACACCACGTTTGTATACAATACCATCAACCGGGCATCTCCAATATCCTTCGGCTTCAGGATTATGATCAAAATTTGGTTTTGTTCCAATACCCAAGCAAACCCATGTTTGATGATTGGCATAACCAATTTTTTTAGCAAAATAACTAGGGTCAGGAATACAACCACAAAATCCTGCTTGGTATCCTAAATCATATGCAGCATGTACTAGGTGCATTGCAGCCATTCCTACTTCCATATGTGATTGTGCAACATTGTCTATCATAACTCCAATAGGCCAATCTGTTTCAGGAACTGGTAAGTCTGTAATAGGTGTAGTAGGAACGGTAAAAGTTATAAGCAATGGTGCTGCCATTTGGGGTTGTTTGTTAAATGGTTTATGATTAGAACTATCTTGATCAATCCAAGTACAATATTCATACATCCATAATCTTAAATCTTTATTGCTCCAATTGAAAACATCTATAAAGTATGGATATCTTCCTTGCTTACTAGGCAATGTTGCACATAAATCATTCATTAGTTTTTCAACATGTTCTTCGGGTATAACTTCATTCATATTAAAATTGTTAAAGCTGTGCCGTGAATAAATTAATTCATTCCAGTCCATTTAATACTTCTCCTAACCAAGGAAATTCAACAAAATAATCTTTTTGCTTCATTCCTCCTTGTAAAATATACCAATCTTTAGCTTTTTGTAATTGGTCTAATTTCCTGTTTGTTCCTAGCATTGCTGCAACATTTTTACATAAATTTATATGATGTATGTTATGCTTTATGTTCAAACTTTCTAAGTAATCTATTGTCTTGTTGATTTCTGTTTTATATTTTAGCGGCAAAATACGAGGACTCATTGCAGCAGGTTCATTAACATAATTATGTCCTAGTTCCCATTTATCATTACCTCTATTTTTAATTGAAATATCTGTAATAGTTTTTATCATATTATAATGATAAGGCACACTTAATGCACTTATAGTAGGAAGCCAGCTAACACTTGTTACAGAACTATCTTGCAAAATAGTTTCTGCATTTTTCCAAAATCTTTCCCATATCAATCCTTCACGTATTGTACTTCCTTCGTTACCCATGGCATCTATACTAGGACAAATACGTAGATTTTTTAATCCACTATCTTTCCACATATCTAAAAAGTTTTCTAAAACCTTTGGTTTTACATTTAGGTTTGTTGTTAAACTTATTCCACCAAATTTAGCATTTGAATTTTTATGTGCATCGATGATATTTTTAAAAACATCTGTAAACATAGGATCAAGTAAAGGTTCTCCACCAATAAAATTATAATCTAACCATTGTTCAGATTTTCTAATATATTTGTACAAGTTGTCTAAGATTTTTGTTTTCCAAATATCTTCATCTGTATTATTGTTTTTTAATCCATCAATATCTGACCACATACTACTTACATAACCATTACAATACATACATGTCATATTGCAAGTATTACTAAGCATTATTTCAATATGTCTTCCAGTATCATAATTAGGATTTTGCAGTTTTATTAAATCACTTTGTGTAAAATTATAATTTTTCCATGTATTCCAAACGCTCCACAAACTATCAGGATGATTTAAAGCACATTCTTTACATCCATCAGGAAAATTATTTTGTTTTACAAAAAACTTTTTTTCTTTTTGTTCTTTTTTTCTATGTAAAAAAACTTGAGTGCCTTTTTCATCAATTTCATCTATGGTTACTTTTTGATTAGTTTTTTTACAACAATTGACTATAGACTGCTGTGGCACACGAATGTTAATATCTGTCCACATTTTACTACAAACCATATGTTTCATTTATAGGATCCTATAACGAGTTCATCTGCATCTGGCGGACCATACTCTTTTAAATTTATATCAAATTCACGTATATCATCAAAATGTTCTAAAATACGTTTGGCAAATTGTATGTTATTTTTTTGATTCATATGACATGCTCTTAAATCAGCAAAATCGTCTTTCATAACATTTACCTTAAAAATTTCATGATCTATATCTGCTATCCGTGTCATAGAAGCTTTAATAGGTTCGTTTGCTGTTCTTGTCATAGCAGGAATACACAACTCAACATTTGGCATATTCCTAATTTCTTCAACCAACAATTTCCAGTACAAGTTTTGTTCACGTTCGTCACAAATATATTGATAATAAAATTTCAATCCTGGTGCCATCTTTTTTGCTAGTATTGATTTTGGATCCCAATCTGATCTGTTTTCTCTGCGCATTATATAATGATATCCATAACAATGTTCAATATTGTAGTCAGTTAATTTTGGTAACCATAAACGATTAGGATTAGTATAAATTACTATCAATTTATCGTACGCAGCTTCGTGTTGTCTAATTTGGTTGTATGTCCAATACAAACTGCTACCTGCAAATCCATGGTTGCCAATATACCAATCTGGACGCATTTCTTGTAAATGCTCTGTCCAACGTTTTTGTTTCGCTTCCAAATCGCCAGTATGTCCTGCAAAGCTATCTCCAAAAACACCGATCTTCATGTAATCAACTCTCCTGGTATAAACCAATAATCTACAGGACCGTGTGTCCTAGTAATAGCACTTTTAAATTGTACACTATAGTAATTATTCTCACGGAGCAAAGGAACCACTATATTCTGAGGACATTCAATTTGTATTATAGGTTTATATTTACTTACCGTCCATTCTGCTCCTAAAATAATCTTAGCATCTGCACCTTCTGCATCAACTTTTATAAAGTCTATGTTTTTTATATTTTTTATTCTAACAAATTTGTCTATTGTGTTGGTTTGTACATTTAAGACTTTTGGTTCAAAATCTTCTTTCCATCTAAATCTGTCTAGGGTGTTACCTCCCATTTTTTCTGGATTTTTAGCTCTATATTCTTCAGGAACAACATAAAATTCTGTAAGTTTTCTGTGAGAGTATAAGGGTTGTTGTACTAAGGTAAAATTTTCGTATCCTTGTTGTACACACCATTTTTTAATTTCATTAATTGTGAAATCAGGTTCAAAACCATAAACATAATCATGCCACGAACATACACCCATAGACGTCGGATAATGTAAACCAACATTTATATATGTTCCTAGTTTTTTATAATGTTTTGCAATTGCATAACCTATATGATAGTTATCGTATTGCTTTTTTCCTAGTATAAATTCATCTCTTGTAATATTTCTAACTAGTTCTATATGGTTAAGGTGAATAACTGGCAAACTCGGGAATAATTTCAATTAAATTTTCTTTCCTACTAATATCTAAATTTTTTGTATAATCAACAAACTTATTATATTTATTTGACCAATCTTCTGCATACATATAATCAATTATACCTTGCACTTTAGGTAACCAAGTATATGGTTCTAAACGTTTTGCTGCAAGATCTTTTAATTCTTTTGGTAGAACTCTAATGTTAAGTTCTTCAGGATGATTAAGAATATTAAAGTAAATCTTGTAGTCATAAGGCAATGCCCATTCTATAAAGTCATTTAGTTTTAATATATTGTACATTTGTACCGTACAATGAATTTCTACAAATGCATTTTCAAGTTTAGTTATTGCCTCAAAGTTTTCTACAATTTTATCCCAGTTGCTTGGATATCTAATATATCTATCTAACTCACCTGTAGCATCAATACTGCAATTTAGCTGTACACGTTTGAAATGACTCCATTTTTGCATCAATTCTGCAGGCACATTTGTAAGATTAGTATTGTATTTTAATTTAATTTTTTTTGCTTTACCGCTATCAATATAATAATCTAATAATCTATGTTGTTCTTTGATAATAGTTGGCTCGCCACCAGTTAAATATATTTCCTCTACCGTATCTGCAATTTTAAAAAGATTATCCCATACCGTTTCGTGTTCTGGCCAATCCATATTTTTTAATCTATTGTATTCACTTTCTTCTAGTGCATCACTTACTAAATGCCATTCTTTTACCCATTGATTACTTGCATACGGATTGCACATACGGCATTTTAAGTTACATAGATTACCTAAACGTATATCAACATAACGTATTGTAAAAGGTGCTTCAACTGGATAATCTCTATCTTGAGCCCATTTTTCATTCCAGTTTTGTCTAGTACTTGTTATACCAGCATCTTCTTCTCTAAAGCAACGTGTACACATTTCAGGACGTTCGCCGTTGAGCATTTCTTGTCTAATTTTTTTGTAGGTTTCGCTATTCCATGCTTCTTCTATATTGTCTTTGTTGACACGGTAAGCATTGCCATCATCTTTCATAATAAAATTCTTACCCGGTGTACTATTACAGCATACTCTCATAATGCCACTTGCACTTGTAGCTAAACTCATCCATGGTAATACGCAAAATGTTTTAGATTGAGTCATAAATTTCTATTCCCTTTTCATCTAATAAATGAGGCAAAACTTGTTTTAAAGATTGATTTCTTATTTTATCTAATCTAGCAGTACTAACTATAAAGTTATTATACATTTTGAGATCAGTAGGTTGCTGCAACAAAGTTTTTATACCGTGTAATTTTGTAGGATCATTGTTGTATATATCTTCAATTTTTTCAATATCTGATATAATCGACTTTTTACTTTTTTCTGGCATCAAATTACATACCAAATATTTTGGATTATCTAATATTATCCAATTAATTCTATGGTTAACAATTTTAGTAAATTCGTACATATTGTGTATGGTTAAATTTTGAACAACATAGTTATAACTAAAACTTGTAAAGTTTAATTCTTCAATTTGTTTGATTCTTTCCAAACATTGTTTCCAACTAAATGTATTATCACCTCTCACATATTCGTATGTATTGCCTACTCCGTCTATACTTAGCTGGTAATCAATTTCAATATGCGAGGATAAATCAATAAACCATTGAGGAAGTTTGGTACCATTAGAAATAACTACAAGTTTCACAGGAATGTTTAACTTGCTTATTTTTTCTAAAAAGTATTGTGCATTGGGATTAATTAAGGGCTCGCCGCCTTTGAGTTCAACTACAATACGTTTTTGATTTTTTATATAATTTAAAATTTTATCAATTTCTTCTTTGGTAATTTGCCATTGAACCTGTTTCTTTCTTCCTAACTTTATTGCGTCTGCAAACCAGCTAGTGCTTAAATGTTCATTACACATCCTGCATTTTAAATTACAAAAATTACCTAAACTTATGTCTAATAAAAAATCACCATACTCAAATCTATAGTCATAACTTTGTCTACGACTTAGCAAATTATTTTCTTCAGCAAATTTACAACTACTGCATCCGTCAGGCCAATATCCGTTTTGTAATAATTTTTTTGTTTTTTTCCATTGTTTGCTAGAAAAAATATTGTCCACACTTTTATAATCCATAAGCATATCAAAAGTGTCTCTAAACTTACAACAAGGTCTTACATAACCATTAGGATCAATAGAAATACTATGATGTAAACTATAACAATCATTCATAGTACTTGTATACCTTTTGCTTTGTAAAATCTTGGTCTCTATAAGGATCTCTTATTTTTGTGTAAAGTAAAAATTTGTTTTTTTGTTGTAACTCGTCTTCAGGTTTTTGTTTAATTTTATTTTTTATATCGTTTATGAATGTTTTTTCGTTATTATTTAAAACTTTAATTTTTTGTATTTCATTTAATGCATCATTTTTTAAACTTATTGGCGCATTTTTCACATCTAAGTATAACGGATTATCCAAAGGTATACAATTAATTTTACTTTTTAAATTACGTGTTAAATGTAACATATTTTTTATTTCTAACATGTTGTAAATTTGTAAAGTAAAAGTTAAATTACATACTATGTTTTGATAACCTGAATTATGAGAAATTTTCAATCTATTATAAGTATCTTTCCAATCTGTAGGATATCTAATGTACTCATAAGTTTCTTTTGTACCATCAATACTAAAACTTAAAATACATAATTTAAACTTGCTTAATAAATCAATCCATTCTTGTGTAATCAAAGTACCATTTGTTATCAATTGTATTGTAATTTCTTTTGCTCTATCTGTTTTAATACAATAATCTATAACTTCCTTCACTCCTGGAACCATCATAGGTTCGCCGCCAGTAAACTTTAATTCTAATAATCCTTTGTCTATGTAATGTTTTACTCTTGCAACAAAAACAGGATCTAAATACCATTTATCTTGTTTATAATTAAGTTCATTATCTTGCTTACTTGCTAAATTAATACCTGTTTCGTTATATATTTTAACATTTTCTGCATGTACTTTGCTGCTGCTGTAACTATTACACATCCTACAACTTAAATTGCAGTAATTACCTAGTTTTAAATCTAATTCTAAAGGTGTTTCAACGGTAGTATGCAAATTATCAATATAATCTTGCCAACGTCCACTTTTTTTGTATTTGTGTATTAACCCTTGCCGTAAACTTTGTATACCTAAATCTTCTTTATTCCAACAAGATTGACATATTTCTGGTCTTTCATCGTTGAGCATTTGCTGCTTGACTTCTGATCGCAAGCCATGCCAGTGATTTTTAAAATTAGTTAGATACCAATCCTCATTCTGAGTTACTGCATTACAACATAATCTATTTGATCCTCGTGTGTTAATACACAAATGATGCCATACAGCAGGACAAATAGTTTTAGACATTTACCTCTCTTAGAAACGTTAGCAATAAGCCCATTTTGTTACTCCAATGGTTGTCTGTAAATCCTTTATTAGTAGCGTGTAATTGTACTGCATCAAAAACAATAGGACAACCAGGCTTCCATTCACAAGTAGTTTCAGGTGCAAGTCCTGTTAAACGTCTATAAGGCGTATAATATAAGTATTTTTCGTGATGTTCTTTATCATACGGAGTTAGGTTATCATCTCTGTTTTGCTTGGTTCCGTCTAGTAAATGGAAATCAATATCTCCATGATTTTCAACAATAGGATAGGTAGTAGCTATTTTTTGTTCCGGTTTTTTACCATGATGATAAACGTGTGCAAAATCAACATGTCTTTGTTTAAAGAATACACCATGACTTTCTACACCTACAGGATTTGTCCAAAGTGGTATAATTATATTTCTCCAAGGAACCCATTTACGTCCTTCTGCTAATAAAGGAGTACGTTCTAAACTATTTTGCCAATCACTTTCACGTGTGCTGTCGTTATGCAAACCATATTGATCAGGAGTAATAAAAAAGTTACCGCCAACAACAGGTGAATTTTCTGCTCCTGGAATCATTTCATCAATTTTATCTTTGAACTTACGATATACACCTTCTAAATTACCACTTATAAAAATAGTACCGTTAGGATTATGACGAACACATCCGCAATTTGCAAATGCATAACCATACATCCATTTTAATTCTTCTTCAGTAAATTGATTATCAAAAACACCAACAGGTTGAAAATTTTGAGCCATATCTGCAATAACTTTTTCATTGCTTAAATCCATCAGATGGTGTTCGTATTCTAACCTGTACTTTTTATATTCTTGTAATTCTTCAATTTGATCCATGTTTACTAACATAGTGTCTCCTTTAAATATTCTGCAAATGCATCGTGAGCATATTCTTTAAAATGATATTGCGGATATAGATCGTAATATTTTGTTTCTTTTATTATACTATACTTTGCAAAATCTTGCAATCTTTTTTTGTTAGAAGCAATTTTTGTTAGCTCTTGCCCTGTTACTTTACTATTCATTTTATCTGCAATATTAATTAAATGTACTTTAGGAAATACACTTTTTATATAAAAATATATTCCTGCATTAAAAGCACACCAACTAAAGTCTGTTGGGCCATGCATGTGTGCAAGTTTTATAAATTGCTTTACATCTGCACTTTTTCCTGCAACATAGTTGAGATTTCTATTACCATCAAATCGTGTTTCATCAAACATAAATCTATGTGCAAATGTATACGATACTAATACAATGTCAGTATCCCAATTTATTTTATCTGCATATTGATATAACATGTAAAGTGTTCTATCAGCACCGCTTCCTCTAATGCCATGATTTTCTAAATCAAAGTCTAATTTATTTGCCAACCTACCCACAAAACTTAATTCACGTTCCTTTTGGGCAATGTCAGTATTTGCTCTTAAGTTTTCTAATATATTATGCCATTCGTCTTGTAATTTTTCTCTTGAATTAGTATCCAAATGCATGATATCTGTATGCCCAACACGTTCCTTCATCCATGCATCTGTATCCATATGCTCACTTACACCTAATTCGGCTCCTTGAACATGACTACATCCAAATCCCCATACCTTAGGCATAATGCTTCTCCCAAATTTTTTTTGGTACAAAGTAAAATTTAAAAAAATTAGATGGTGTTTCAACTTTTTGATATTCAAGTTCTGTAAATACTTCATCCATTGCTGTTTCGTAATGATGAACTTGAATTATAGGAGTATGTTTTTTAATAATTTCTTTAGCACCTTGTAATACAAAAATATCATTCCATTCTGTATCTATTTTTATATAATCAATTTTGAAATCATATTCAACAAATTCGTTGTCTAACGTGTTGCATTCAACTTCATATGTCGTAAAACTATGATTGTCTGGAATGTTATCTAATAAACTTGAACAACCTGCATTTTCCAAGTCCTCATTAAATTTTGCAGTACCTACAAAATTGCTAATTGCTTTGTTTTCTAAGAAAATATTATTTAAATAATACGTCTGTGTTTCAGTTTGTTTTTGTTTTTCTAAAATTTTATTGAATAGCGTTTTATTGGGCTCATATGCATACACCATTTCGCACACATCGTTATAACGTTGAGCATAACTATAATCATATAACCCTACATCAATAATAGTATGAGGATCTATACCAAATTTATAAAATAAGTAAGTTGAATAATGGTGATGCATCCAATGTCTACGCATAATATTTTTCCTTTAAATAATCAAAGTCTTCATAGTAATCAAACAAGCAAGTTTTGTTAATTTTGTCTTGAATGCGCATCCATGCAACAAATTGATCACTATAATCAATATCAGCAGGTTGTTGCAGCCAATCTATTACCTTTTGTAAGTTAGCGCCGTTTTGATTTTCAACCCATTCTTGGTAATAGATGTTATCAAACTTATAGTGATCATAGTGCAAATCAATTTTTGATAATTTATTTACAAGCTGCTGTTTTTGCCATTCGGGTAAATTTTTAATATTCATCATTTTAGGATATTGTACAAAACTTACATGAAATCTACTGCCTAAATCAGTAAACTCTTGCATAATTTTTGGAATGTTAAAAACGTTTAGTACATTTACGGTGCAAGTAGCATGTAAATCAAGTGTTCTATTTTCTATTCTGTCTTGCATAGCCGATTCTATAGCAAACCAATTATTTTTTAATTTATTGTAATCACCATTTGTTCTTACATAACTAAAAGTTTTTTCGTCTGCATCTACACTAACTCTACATGTAACTTTTTTAAATTTTTTCCAGTAATCGATCACATCATCAATAATATGTAAATTAGTATTATATTCAAGCCATATATTATGTTCATGTCCACGTAAACTTTGTAACAAATCTTTATGCTTAGGGTGCATCAGAGGTTCGCCGCCAGTTATCTTTATACGTTTTAGTGTAGGAGCAATTGTTTTAAATTCTTCTATAATATTATCTGGCAATTCTGTAATACTCAATTTTGTACTACTATCATCAAATTTTTTCATTTCTTCAAGCAAATTTTTATTTTGTTTAATTTGCTTCATCCATTGACTGCTATATTTAGGAGAACAATGTCTGCATTGTAAATTACACAAATTTCCAAAACGTATTTCTACTTCTTGTATATTTGGATTATCATAATCAACTGAATATTCTTTTAAGGCTGTTTGTCTAGTGCTTAATACACCATTTTTTTCCGTTTCCCAACAACTACGACATCCTGCTGGTTGTTTATTGTTTCGATGTTGTTCTCTAAATTTTTGCCAAGCAGAATTATGCCATATTTCAAGCAAACCTTTTTGTGTGTAATCTCCATGGACTTCTAAACAACGCCAACAACTTGTAACACTTGTATCTGGCTTGATGTTCATATGCACAAACGGTAATGGACATGTCATATAAATACTTATAATATGCGTAGTTTATTGTTATGAAAATTGGTATCATCGGAACTAGTCACAGCGAAGGCAATATTCAATATACAGGTAGCGTAAAAAGAACATTACCTTTTGAACAGCATTTAAAAAATGCAATGCCTCAACACGAGTTTATAAATTTGGCAAAAGCAGGTAGAGGTAGTGAAAGATATTTAGATTGTATTGTAACTGCAAAAGAAAAATATAATGTAGATGCTATACTAATAGAGTACGCAGCAGATAGATCAAGTAATCATTATTGGTATAACGAATCTGCAATTGATAAACTAAAAGATGCAAAAACAATTGCTAGTGAACTGATTGAAGATACTCATTGTTATATACGTAGCCTACAAGGTATTAAAGAAGATAACGAAGGAATATTAAAAGATATTCCTCAAAAGAAATTTGAAATATTTAAAGAAGTAAATTCAATAATTTTTAGAGAAAGCAAATATGTTATTACTATGGGGATAAAAAATGTTTATCAATCACTACAACTTTGTAAACTATTAGATATAAAATTTATACCATGGGAGTACACCTACACAGAAATTCCAATAAAAAGAGAATATGTAAAAACAATGTTGCAGTATATAAAAGAAAATAATTTACAAGCCGAATTATGTGATGGTTATCATAGTAATGACAAAGTATATAATCTAGCAGCACACAACTTTTTTAAGCCGTTGGTAGAACAATGTATAAAATAGGAATAGTCGGTGGTAGTTTTGCTCAAGGCAAGCAAGAAATAAACAATACAGCAAAATTTACAAAACCATTTGAATGGCATTTGAAAAAAGCAATGCCAAATTATGAATTTATAAATCTTAGTAGTAGCGGTACTGGCAGTGAAAGATATCTTAGTTGTATTTTAGAACTACATAATAATCATAATATTGATTTGTTGTTGTTAGATATACAAACAGATAAAAGTAATACACAATATCCTCGAGGCGAGAAATATATGCATAACAAGGATTATAAAGATTACATATATAATCATACAAAATATTCTACATTTTTACGCACAAAATGTGATAGTAGTGTACTAGTAGATGTTCCAGATAACAAAATAAAAATTTGGAAAGATGTTGGGTATTTTATAGATTATGAAAGCAAATTTCATGAATACAAAGGTAATCTAAATATTATACAAAGTGTTGAATTGTGCAACGTATTAAATTTGCCCTATGCAATTTGGGGAACAAGTGTTTGGGATAATACTTACAAATATTATCCTATGCATGATTATATTGAAGATAATAATTTACAAACATGCGATGGGCATCATCCAGACGATGCTGCTATGGAACATATGGCACAAAACTATTTTAAGGATTTAATAAATGAAAATATTAATAGTAGGAGATAGTTTTAGTGCAGACTGGACTATAAAACACAAAGGCAGAGGATGGCCTAATTTATTAGCAAGCAAATATAATGTTACAAACTTATCACAAGCAGGTGTAAGTGAATACAAAATTTACAAACAAATAAAAAGTGTAGATACAGATTCCTATGATAAAATTATAATATCACACACTAATCCTTTTAGGATATACACAAAAGTAAATCCCTTTACTAGAAAAGATCCTCTTAGATATAATAGTGATATTGTGTTAAATGATTTATATTCAAAACATAATTTTAGTGCGTTTATAATTAAGAAATTTTTAAAATATCATTTTGACGAAACTTATTATTTAGATATGTATCAATGTTGGTTTGAAAAACTTAAATCTTTTAATAATTGTGTACACATAAAACATTTAAATATACCTATTGATGTAGATATAGACTTTCATAAGTATTGGCTAAGTAATCGAGGATTTATAAATCATTACAATAGTCTTGGTAATCAACATATTTTTGAAATACTGGATGAACATTTAAAAGGTTAGTTTTTCTACTTTTATCTAAAATTTTATTTACTTTAAAAAATTCTTCTAAATTTGTGTATTCATTTGTACATTCAATTTTAATTAATTTTGAAAGCCTATCGTTTGAAATTTGTTTTAAAATTTGCTCTGCCTCGTATTTACTCCATTGACCTGTGCGTAAATATTTAGGTAAATTAACCGTGTCAAAATGCACATTCCAATTTGGAAAATTATTTTTTATAAAATTTAATATTTCTGGCATTCTGTGTAAATTTAATGCATTTAATACAACATGAAATGTCAATATAAAATTATATTCATTTAATTTATTACAGGTGTTTATAACTTGTTCAAAGTTTCCACCTGTTCTAAAATATTCAAATCCTTCAAATACATCATCTAAACTTACACTTACTATAACATTTTTTGCACGTTTCCAAATATCTAATATTTCTTTTTTTGGCAGCACACTTCCATTTGTTGTATATTCAAATGTAACTTGTTCAACATTTTTTATTCTTAACAATAATTCATCGTGAGATTTATTAAGTAATGGTTCACCACCTAAAAATTTGTAGTATTTTATATCATCTAGGTTATTAATCTTTTCAATATCAAATACAACTAATTTTTTATTAGGCAAAGGTCTACCTAACAATTTATCGTCTTCATACCATTTACTACTACTAAAACTATTACAATGTCTACAAGAATAATTACAATGGTTACTAAATGCAAGTTCTATACTTTGTAATTTTGATTTCCATTTGCCTTTAGACGAAAATTGTTGCCGCATACTTTCTACATTGGCATCTTCATCATGCCAACACTTCCTGCAACCGTCAATCTTTATACCATCCTGTAACTGAGATCGTATTTCTCCTATCCAAGGTCCATTAAAAATATTATGTAAATTATCATCTGCAATATTAGGACCTTCAGTTTTTTTGTAACGAGTACAAGGTAATACTCTGCCAGAAGTAGTAACAGCAACGTGATTTTCACTTAGCCAACAGCGTGTCATAGATATCTCTCAAAATAAGGATGAACATCAAGTAAATGTGTATTTCTACTTTTGTCTAGTAATTGGTTTGTTTCAAGTAATCTTGTAAAGTTGCATTTATCACTAGTACAAGACGCTTTTAATAATTTTACAATTTTACTTATGTTACGTTTTTTATGATCATTTAACAAACTATCTAACGGTATGCTTTTATCTATTTCTTGAAGTTTATATATTTGGTGTCCAGCATGTTGATGACTCCACTGCGAAATATCTAAGTATGCAGGATGTATAATTTTATCAAATGTAAAATGCCAATTAGGAAAATTGTCTAACATAAACTGCACAATTTCATCTAGGTTATACAAATTTAATACATTAATACAACAATGTATATTACACCACATGTAATGGTGCTGTTGACGTAGTTCTTCAAACTTATGCATAGTATCTTGTATTGTGTTAAAGTTGCTATCTGTTCTAAAATAATCGCTTCTATCAAATATGTCATCAAGGCTTACAATTATGTGTAAACTTTTTGCACGTTTCCATAATTCTACAATTTCGTCGTCTGGCCATATACTACCGTTTGTAACATATTCTAAATTTATATTTTCAATGTCTATACTTTGTAATAATTTTTTATGTTGTTTACTAAGCAGAGGTTCGCCGCCAAGCATTTTTATGTGTTCTAAGTTTACAAGTTTATCTAATTCTAAACTTTCTACATCTGGTTCAAGCAGTAATCGTTCTGGTACAGGATTACCCAGCATTATATCATCTTCTTTCCAACGACTACTATTAAAAGTATTGCAATGTCTACATTTGTAATTGCAATGATTACTAAATGCAATTTCTAAACTATGTATTTTTTCATATGTTGAATAATTTTCTAATAAAGAAAAGTCACGTTCTTTATTATACTGAACACGCATACTTAAAATGTTGTTTTCTTCCTGCATCCAACATTTACTACAACGTTTGTGTTTATTACCATTACGTAAACTATTTCTTAGTTCTTCAAGTTCTTCATTTTGGAATATATTTTTTATTTTATCATCAAAATTAACATTCCATTTGTTCTGCTTGAATCTACAGCAAGGTAAAACTTTGCCTACAGGAGTAATTGCTAAGTGTGTTTCGCTTAACCAACATCTACTCAATTTTGTTATATCCTTGACAACTTACACATCGAACAATTTCTTTATCTTTCCATTTTTTTGGTAATATATCTGTATAATATGTATTATTAAGAATTTCTTGTAATTTATTTTTGTTAATAGAATTAAATTTCCATAAATCTGTAAGTCTTTCTTTGCGTTCCATATTACCAAAGATATCTAATGTAAAGTAACAGCAAGGATATATTCTTCCATACATGTCTATTTGTACTCTATTATCTTGTGCCCACGGACAAACACTTTTGCTTTTTATAAAATCTACTTGTACGTCAGGTTGAAAGTTAAAACGATCTGACAAATCTTTAACAACATTTTTTTCTGGTGCAGTTATAGTTTGTGCAGGAAAATCTTTATATAGTTTCATTTCAATTGTTTTTGAAATACTACGATTTAATTTAAATTCTTTAAAACCATATTCTTTTGCTAGTTTTGCTGCCTGCTCTACTTGATCTATATTATGATCAAAAACAATGTAACGCCATACAGCATACCCGCCGGCATCAATAAAACTTTTTGCATTGCTAATTACATTATTAAAATTTACACCTCTGCGATATTGCGGTGCAGTATCCTCTAAACCATCTACTCCAAAAGTTATATTGTGCAAAGCAAACTTGTTTAAAACTTTGCTAAGTTGTTTATAAAATTCTGGAGTTCTCGCACCGCCATTAGTGTGTATACTTACAAACATTTTATCTTTAACTTGTGCTAAGTGTTCTAAAAATTCTAGCAATAATGGATGCATTGTTGCATCACCGTAATTTCCATTAAAAATAATTTGTTTAATATTTCTTAAATTATCTTCTGTAGCTAGTTTAAACCATGTAGCTGGTTGCATATGATGTAGTTCCAACCGTGGATGATTTTCGCCACCTTGAACATTTCTACTGCATTCGCCGCAAAAGCTGTTGCAATAGCTAGTAACATCAATAGCCAAAGATGTTGTTGTTTCAAAAGAAAAACTCATAGATATTTTCCAAGACTTGGCACTACTTCTATTATACTTTCGTTTCTAATTTTGTCAAGTGAGTAGGTATAATTTAAAAATTCATCCCATTGTTCATTATACGACTCGCTATTCATATAATTACAAACACCATTTTTAACACTCTCTGCAGCAATAACATATTTCCTATCATAATTTTTTTCTGCAACCCAAAGAACAAAATCTTCAAATTTTTGTGTTATTTCTTGTTTGTATTCGTCTGGTAATACTCTTATGTTCAAATGGGGAGGGTTGTGTGCTACATGATATGTAATAATAGGCTTAATAGCACTACTATTAATTTTTACAAAATTACTTTTTTCTAATTTCCATTTCATAAAATCAATCATATGTTCTACATTATATGCAGTAACGGTAAACGCTATCCATGCTTTAATATTTTTTGGAAGTTCGTCAATGGTTTTTAAATTTTTTAAAACTTTTGTCCATTTTACTGGATGCCTTTGATATTCTAATACAGAACCCATGCCGTCGATACTAACACCTAATCTAACTTCCTTAAATTGTGTCCATAGTTTTACAACTCTAGGTGGCAAGGTTGTTCCATTAGTATTATATTCTAACATAATTTTTTCTGCGTAGCCGCTATCAATACATTTTTGTAAAAATTCGTAATGACGCTCAATCAACATTGGTTCGCCACCTGCAAAATAAACATGCTCCATGTATTCAATGTTGTTTTCTAGTTGTGTCCAAAACATTTCGCTACTTGGCCAATCAAAATCAGCAGCGCAAAGTTTGCCATTTACTTCTTCTATAGTAATTTCGCCGCTAGTATCTCTAAAAGTATTTTTTCCAGTTAATTTAAGCCAATCTTCAAACCATGCATTACTATCACTAGGTCCGCACATTCTACATTTCAAATTACAAAAGTTGCCAAAACGTAAATCATAGTAACGTGTAGGAGATTTATTTACATCAATACTTCCATCTGGTTTTGTACTTTTAAGTGCGTCTACGATACTAAATTTCCACTGAACACGTTCGTATTGTCTTCTACTTGTAAGTTTATTTTCTTCTTCTTGCCTACATCTGCCACACTCATCGCTCCATTTACTGCTTAACATGTTCTTGCGTATGTCTTTCATTAATTGAGCATTACGTGCTTCGCTTAGGTCGTCTACGCCGGCGTTGTAAGCTGTGCCGTCTTCTTTCCGTACAACACCTCTATTTTTTGTTACATTTGCTTGACAACAAACACGTATATCACCGTTGCTGCGCACAGCTTGAAATATCCAAGGTATAGGGCAAAATGTTTTTTCACCTTTTATCATTAAAATATCTCCGGTACAATATACGGTTCAATCATATTCCATAGTTCTGTATTGTGTGTAAGCCAATGTTCTTTTCTTATCTTATTAAATTCAGCATCATTGCGCACAAACATGCCAAAATCACCGGGCTGTTCCAATTCATTTAACAACTTTTTCCATATACTTAAATTTCTATATTCATACTTTTGTTGTTGCATAGTAATTATATCATAAATTTTTGGTTTTACTTTATCTGGTAAATTTTTTACAGCCATCCAAGTAGGACCGTCTAGCATGTCTATTTTTAAATCTGCTTCTACACTATCTGCATAATCAATTAATTTATCAAGCACATTAACATTATAAAAACTACACACACTATCTATGCCAAATGGCTTATCAATTTTACTTACTAAGTTTTCTTTATACCAAAGAAGATTAGAATTTACATTTTTCCATACACTATCTTTACGTAAAAATTCATTTAATGAACCATATGCATCAATACTTAAATGTAAACTTACATTTTCACATTGTAGTAACAAATCTAAAAGTTCTTTATTAGGAACTAAACTACCATTTGTAACTAATAAAATACCTAATTTAGGAAGATTACATTTCTTAAGTATTTTTATAAATTGTTCTTGCTCCATCAAAGGCTCGCCGCCGATTAGTTTTATGAAACGTAAATCGGTTAAATCATAATTTTCAATAATACTATTTTTTGCTACAACACCTCTTGGTATTTGATATCCTAATTTTTTAGCATCACTATACCAATGTGTGCTGAGATCAGGACCGCACATTCTACATTTGTTGTTGCATTTGTTACTAAATGCTAAATCTATGTTTGTAAGTTTTTCCGTATTACCACGTTCAGGAGGAAATGGTAATCCAAATTCCCAACTTTGATTCATACGTGTACGCATACTGCTACCACTTAATTCTTCATCTTTGTAACAGCCTACACATCCATCTACATAAGCGTCTTCACGCATTTGTTGTCTTATATATTTTAGGTAAGGATGATTAAATGGATCTGGATGACTAATGTTTAAATCTTTAGGAACAACTTCTTGCCTAAAATAACAACACGGAAATATTTGTCCATCAGGACGTATTGCCATATGATGAAATGGCAAATCACATCCATGTTTACGAAGCGTCATACCAAATCTCCGGTTGCATAGGATCAATACTAAGTTCATTTATATTCAAATGTTTAGGTTGATCAACTATCCATTTAATGTATTCAGCAGCAACATCAATATCCATACACTTTCTGTCAGGGTGCTTTTCTTGATTATTACTAAGTGTACCAAAACTAATGTAAGTTACTTTTGGACCACTTGCCCAAACACCAGTTAACCCTAATGTATTTGAATAATCACGCAACGCTTTCTTTTCCGCATTGTACAACCACGCTCCGCCTTTTTTTACACGATCAGTTGTACTACCAATATTAATAATATGACAATTATGTTTTTCTAAAATGCATTTTTTGTAAACAATATCTAATAAACTTGTTTGTGTAAATCTAAATAATGCACTACAATTAACAAAAACATCATGACGTAACACAGCTTCAGCACAACGTTCCATGTCAAGTTTTTTACCAAAGTCGTAACCTGTATCTCTACTAATAAATTCAGCGTCTGGATATAGTTTAGCAAGTGCTCCTGCTACTCCTACGTCTTTATTACCTGTTATAATCATTCATTACCCCTAACTCAATATGATTGCCTAGTACATCAAAAAATCTATCTTGTTGCATACTTTTTGGCGCACACAATCCGCAGCCACAAGTTTGTTTAGGACAAACAATTGTAGGCAATGAGTTGCTTTCCATTTGTTTTTTTAAGTCAGCAATTAATTTTTTTCCTTCACTGATACGTCCTATAGATCCACGCTTACCGTCAAAACGTGCTTGACATGTTTGATGATGATATATTTGATCTGTTTGTTGTTCTAAATGCAAAAAGAACCAGTTCACACTGCAATTCCAACCTTTGAATTCTCTAAAGTCTACAAAGTTGCTTTTGCGTGACTCACTGCCGTTGTGTAACAACATGTCTCTACTGCCACAACAGGGTCTTCCAATGCTGTTGCCCAATTTTTTTGCATTTTTTACCACATCACCAGCAGCACTATTAGCATATGTTGCATCATTTTTTTGTTTCCAGTAGTTTTTCATCCATGCTAATTGTTCTTCGCTATACTTATGTGCAAATGTAGGTTTACTATCTGGCTCTTCACCTATTACTCTTGGTACAAAATCAACATTATGCTTCTGTAAAAACTCAACAAGTTCAACACATTCATCAAAATATTCAGCATGAAACATAACATTTACACTACAAGTAAAGTCGAGCATATCTCCTTGATAATGAAATTGTAAAATTCTATCTTTAACTTGTTCTTTGAGCTTATCATCGCTTTCTGCATGATAACTTACCGTTGCATGACCAAAATTGTTCATTACAGCATAACCCATTTTTTCACTCATAGCACCATTTGTTGTCAGTGCAAATCCAGCTTCCCATTTATCTGAGTATTTCTTTTCGTATGTATCTCGTAAATATTGCGCAAATGGTATAAAATTAGGATTAACCGTTGGTTCGCCTCCTGTAAATCCAAAATTTGCTTCTTTAAAATTCCTATACGTCATATACAAGTCAACATATTCAAACAAAAAGTCAACATTGTTTTTTAATTCTTCTAAAGTTGCATGTTTGCTAAAATTATCGTGTCTATGCGCTGGACAATATGTGCAATCATAATTGCATCTACGTCCAGTATCCCATGTAACTTGAAAAACTTTGCCTGTTAACAGGTCAATTGTATCAAAACTCATTTATTTCCTTAATTGTTTCTACAACTTTTCTTTCTGCCCATGCTCTTTCCTCGCACCACCAACATTGTGTACAAATAGGAATAGTCATTCCTTCTTTATAATCCTTAAAATGGCTACATGCCTCTTTAACATTGTCATGATGATTGATATCTCCTTCACAACTTCTTGTAAGTCTGTATAAATCACCAATATTAAAAATGTAGTATTGAGCAACTATCCAATCTTTTTTTACAAATCTAAAAGGATGCACAAATATACTTTCGGCCTTTTTACTTTGCATCCATAAATCAGTAATGTTTCCGTCTTCGGCATCTTTATCTCTATTTGTCATACGATCTTCACGTAAATCATCAGGATTTTTACTAGTAGCATTGTATACAGCATCTAAGTTATACTGCCATGCAGCAAACTTATTGTAACTTCCTACAATAATTTGATCACCACTACGTCCGTCAACAATTGGTCCTATAACTCCATGCTCTAATTCGGGTGGAATATAACATAAATGTCTTTCTTGTATAATATTAGGAAATCTATTTGCTAACCATGTGTAAACTTGATGTGCTATGTATCCTTGCCAAGGTCTAGTTTCCCAACAACGTTGATATGTAATAATATCAATTTTTGTATCAAGTTCGTTAGTATCAATAATTGTGCATAACAAAAAGGTAAGCAATGCACTATCAGCACCACCACTTAGATTGACGCCAATTTTATTCCAATTTTTATCAAAAGGAATAATTAAATTTGAAAATTCAGATAATAAAATATCTTTAGGCACATTTTGATACATGCTATTGTTAACTTTAAACATTTGCTACAATATCTCCATTTAAAAATTTATAATTTTCAAAATAATTATTAAAATCTTGTTTCCATATCACGTCAGTTTTTTCTATATACTTACAAAAACTTTTCCAATGACTACGTTTAGCCGAATAATTGAGAATATACTTACGTATATCTTCTAATGCACGAATAGCACTTAATATATCTTGCCATACGTGTATATTTAAAACATCATCCCAATAATATGATTCTAACTTTTTAGTATTTTCTAAATCTAATTCTCTCTGCTTTTGCAAATCAAAAATTGAATTACGTGTATTTTCAATGTCATTTAGAACTTTACTTCTAAATTTTAGCATCATAACAGCAGGATTAAGATAGAAGGGTGTGTATATAATACTTGCATCTATAAAATTACAATTTAAATCCAAGAAATTTAAAAAAGCATCTTTTATTTCCATTAATTGATATGTACCTGTAGTACACACAACATTCATTTCTGTGTGTCCTTGATTGACTTCTCTAAATTTATCAATATTGCGTTTTAATACGTCCCAATCACCGTCTCTAAAATACGAATAGATACGTGGCCCTGCATCAATACTCATCATAATATGTGCATATCCAAACTTTCTCAAAGCATCACTTAATTTTACAGGATCAAAATCAGCATTAAAGTTACTATGAAAAATAATTTTAATATTTTTTGCATTAGGGTGTTGAGCTAATCTTTCTAATGTTGGAAAAAATTGTTTTTGATACAATACTTCGCCGCCTGCAAAATCAACACGTTCTAAATTAGGAAAATTAGCATTCAAGTCATCGACAATTTCTAACGCTCTAGGCAAAGATAGTTGCATAGTCAGATCATCATTTGTATCTTGTCTATGCATCTTACCGGCTAATTGTAATAAATCATATTTTTCAACTTCTTCGTCAGGTGTATATCTTTTGAGTTTACTTAACCAGCCACTGCTAAACACTTGACTGCAATGCAAACAAGCCATATTACAACTATGACTGAAACGTATTTCTACGGTTTTTAAACCTTCAAAACTACTTTCTCCAGTTTCTTTGTTATAAAAAGAAGTGTCAGCATCTAACTGCTGTCTCATACTTTTACCAGCATTTACATGTTCAACATGCTCACACATATCACAGCCTTTACTCCATTTTCCTGACATCATTTCAAGTCTGTGTTTTTTAAAATACTCGTTATTAAATATTTCAGACGGTAAATAGGCTTCATCCATAATTTGCATTTTTTCATGCTGTTGTGGACAACTTGTTACAAATCCATTTTTATAATTTAAACCACCTAATGTGTAATAGCAATCGAGACTCATAAATTCTCCAATAAAAATCCTTCACTATTGTCAATACCCCACTGACGCTCTTGACAAAAGAAACAATCTCCACAAACAGGCGGCATTAAGCCATTCTTAATCCACATGTTACCTAGTTTTACAACATCTGCTTCGCAACTTCTTGTAAGACTTAATAAGTCATCTAAATCGTAATTTTTGTATTGAGCCATTGTAAAACTTTTTCTTACAAGGCCAAACGGATTACAATTATTTAAAGACAATACCCATTCAAGGTTGTCTTTTATTAATTCTTCGTCTCTAAACTTGGGCTGATCTTCAGTGTTTAAAGGTGGATTCATTGTAGTTCCTGTATACATAAAATCTATTTTGTGTTTTTTCATTAAAAAATGCTCATACTCATTAACACAAATAGTATCACACTTTGAATACTTAGGATATATTTTTTCTAAAAAAGGTTTGTTAAGTTGTGAAACATAAACATCTTCTAACTCCGTCGGAACAAATCCCCAATGATGTTCTTCAATTATATCTCCAAACTTTTCTTTTAAATAACTTGCTACTTCTTGTGCATTGCGTTCTAACCATGGCTTTGAATTCCAAAATCTTACTGCACTAAAAAAATGTACTTTGGTAGCAATCTTATTTGTTTTTATATAATCTAACAACATGTATGCTAATATAGCACTATCAGCACCACCACTTAAACTAATAAGTATTTTATCAAAACTGCTATCAAAATGGATAGGTAATCCGTTGATATAAATCAAGTCAGGATATTTTCTCCTGTACAAAAGTTCATATTTTGCAATTTCTTTTTTATTTTTGTAAAGATTATCTAAGTGCTTTAAATAATTTTTATCGTCCATCAAATATGTCCTTCATTTCAGGAAATACTTCTGCAAAACTATTACCACGCTGAGCATCACATCTTTGTAAAAATTCTTGCATCTCTGGTAAACGTCTACTCCAGTCTTCACTTTCCATAAATGATAACATACCTTCTAAACGTTTTAAGCCGTAAGGTGCGTTATCGAACATTTCTTTTGTGACTTTACCTTTGTGCCAACTGGGCACACCAAGTTCCCAGTTTTCCTCCCACCAAGGATAAAACTCCTCATACTTTTTACGCACTTCTGCTTTAAACCATTCTGGTAACACTTTTACATTAAGGTGTGGCGGATGATACACAAAGTGATAGTTAATACCTCCTGCGCCAAATGGCCACATGTTTATTTTGTTAAACTTTTGTGTTAACTTCCATTTGATAAAATCAGGCAAATAATAGATGTTTAATGCTTGTACTGCACAAGCAACCGTAACTTCTACATTATTGCTTGTTTCTTTATCTAAAATATGAAACACTTCTTCTGTGCGTTTCCATTCACTTGGATAACGTATATAGCTGTTCATTTCATGTATACTATCTACCGAATAGTGAAAACGCACAAGTTTGAATTCTCTCCATAGATCAAATAAATCTTCTCTCCATTCGACTCCATTTGAGTTATAACGTAGTTCAAGGTCTTTTGCAATACCTTGTCGAATTGCTTCTTCAAGTATTTCATAATGCTCCTCAATAATAAGACTTTCGCCACCTGCAAAATATATCTGTTGCATATTTGGCATTTGTTCGTAAAACTGCTTCCAAAACACATCATTTTGTTTGTGCCAGTTGTAACTACTGCCATTTGTACTTCCTTTATCTTGCCATTGCATAGTTTCTTTAAGAGATTCATTTTGAACAGCAGGAAAAATCTTTTTATAATCTTTAATCCAGCCACTACTATCATGCGGACTACACATAACACAAGCAAGTTGACATTTTGTTCCAAAACGTAAATCAATGTATGCTAGTTGAGGAGGTACTTCTCCATCTTCTGTTGTATTTGCAATTAAGTCATTTACATTAACACGCTGACTCCAGTATGCTGTTTCCCACATACGTTTTGAATTGTGTCCTGCTGCTTCTTCTTTATAACACTTTAAACAACTAGGAGGCTTTTCGCCATTCATCATTTGCTTGCGCACATTCTTCATATAATCACTATTCCAAGCAGTCTGGAAATCAGTAACATTCAAATTGTTGGGTTTACCATCATCTGTTTTTAAGATGCCAACTTGTCCACCATGTTCTTTGTCATTTGTTGGACCAACACTTGATGCATTGGCTGTGCAACATACTCTCATGCTGCCATCTGGTCTTGTGCTTAGATGCACCCATGGTAGGATGCAGAATGTATCGGAAACTTTGCTCATATTGTACTTACCTAATTATCTGCGTATTTAATTAATGTTTGAAAACATGCGTCTTTCCAACTCGATGTTTTACCATATTCGTCAGGAAATCCAGCAAATCCTTGTTTAGGAGCTGGTGTTTTTTTATACATGAATTTATAATAGTCTTTTAACGTTTGCTTGTCTGCTTCTGCTAAGTATTGCTTGCTATTCATAAACCTTCTATCTAGAAATGGTGCTCTTGATTCAATAGTAAAACATCCTAATGCTAAATTTGCACCCATACATGCAGCTGGAATAAAATACTTTTGATCACTTAACTTATTATTAACTAAAAAGTTAGATTTGTCAATCTCAAAATAATCAGAATAAGGAGTTCTTTGTTTTAAACTATACCCAGGATAACCGCCAAATATTTCATCCGCACCTTCACCTGTGTAAAGTATGTTAATTTTTCCTTGTAATTTTTTACCTAAAATATAGTACCCTATCCAACTCCATGTATATGGAAACAAATATGTTGCTTCAATAAATTCATCTGTATAATTACACCATTCTTCTTCTGTGATATTATATGCAAAATCTAAGTCATTACTAACAAAATCTTTTCCAATATGATTGAGTGCCACTTGAAATTCACCAAACCATTTACTTACTAAACCGCTATCAACTCCACCGCTGTTTATACTTGCACTTTTAAGTTTACTAGAATAATCAATTATCATGTTATGGAACGTTGTATACACAGGCACATCTTCATAACATGGTTCAACACTATAAGGTTCTACACTATAAATATCTTGCCACGGTGTTTCATTAAAAATATAATGTTTAGATTGTTTCCATAAATGTAAAGCATTTTTATTAATACATGTATTTGTAGTTTTTACTATACTTTTAATTGTATTAGATATAACAAAATGTCCGTCTTTGTTATATACAAATAAAGGTATTTGTCCAGTTTTATCTCTACCATACTTTATTTCTTTAGTTTTTTTATTATAAAATACATAGGCATACATTCCGTTATAATGAGATATAGAATTACCATTTACTAAATCATGGAAAAACATTTCTGTATCGCAGGTAAACTTTCTATTGTAATTGTAAATTTCACCTGTGTACAAAAATAAAAAATTATCATTTTCATATAAATCAAAATTTATATCATTTACACAAGGTAGCACACTTTGAATAGCAAAATAATCTTTGTCTATAAAAACCCTATCATCTATTCCACGTTGCAAAACATCTTTAAAATCATAATCAAATTTTGGATGCTGGTTACTAAAATAAAATCCGCACATTACAAATTGTTACTACCCCATTCAAACATTTCAAACATTATTTTATTTTCAACTTCTTTACTATTAGGAATAGTAATTTCAAATTTTTGAAATTGATATTTGACGTTTAAAGGTATGCTAACTTTTTCTCCATCTAAATCTTGTGTGTGTTTTTGTAACCTTTCTAAAAATAAATCGATCCTAAAGCGGTCTTCTGGTACATCACTATTCCATCTTAAATATCCGTTAGGATCCCATCTATTAAAGTTACCATGTTTTACCATACATTGTAGTCCATGATGTTTTTCTTTTCCAACAAAAAATGCATATAATTTTTTATCTGCATATATGTCCTGTATGTCTTGTAAACTTTTTATTGTTTTTAAAACTTTGCCATTATCATTAAAAAATTGTGGAACTACTCTAATTACACAACAAGGCTTGTTAAGCCAAATTAATGAGTTCATAAGTGTGTTACCAGGATGAACTCTACTAGGCCAAATGTATACTGGATAAACATTTACAGAATTCTTATACAAATCACAGCATAATTCAATTATTTGGGTTGCACGCCGTTGACATTCGTCAGCTACAAAACATTTAAATAATTTCATGTCTGTATAACCTAAATACTTGTGTGGCGGATCGAGCCATTCTTTTCCTTTTACATACTTGTGCTGATCATACCATTCATGTGTTTTATAATATACAAATTCTACTTTAGATTGCTCAAACATAAATTTGTATTGCTTCTTTGTAGATTTTTTTACTTTTGCAGAATCTATTCCATTTTCTACATTGTAAGGATGAATAAATTTTTCAAAGTCAATGTCAAACTGGTTCATAATTAATCTCGTTATGATATGCTTTGTTTTTAGCACAAGTACGAATACATCTTGTAAAATGCAACGGGTGTGTTGGTTGCCAACTTGCTTCTAAAAGGTGTTCAAACCATTTGTGTTTTTGTATTTGTTCAATAGTATGATGTTTCAAACTATTCCAATTTGGTTCAAATTGATTTAGTTTATATAAAATATCTTCTTTATTTTTAAATGCGCTATCCCACAAAAAACAACAAGGCCACATGGTCTGATCACTTGCAATAAAAATTTCTTGCTCATGTATATATTTACAAACAATGCTGTTTACAATGTTTTGTGTTTTTTCCTTGTCTACAACATTAGATTTATATTCAGTAATAAATTTATCTAGATCTTTTACAATATCTTTTTTGCTATGTTCTTTTTTACCTGTAGTTGTAATTTTTTGTTCAACTTTTTTATTTTTTTTGCCTAGTTGAGATATCCATTGATGATAACTATTTCTCATACCTGTACGTGTTGCAAATTCAAAACCTAAAATATTAGCGTGTGCTTTGGCTTTTGCTAATTCATATTCGTTATGATCAAATACAATAAAAATCCAAGTAGCATGTTTATCAGGTGCAGTTTGCGCAAAGGCATTAATATTACGTTCAATAGTTTTCCACTTGGTGTTAACTCTATAAATATGATTTGTTTCTTCATATCCATCTATACAAAAATGAATATGCAATTTTCCTGGGTGCTTTGTTGCTATTGAGCCTAATTCGTTCCACCATTTACCTGTGTTGTATCCGCCATTGGTGCTAACTTCACAATAACCACCTAAATCGGTAAGATACTTAACCATATCTAAAAAATCTTGATTTACAATAGGATCTCCTAAAACACCGCAAAACTTAAATTCTACTCCTGTATAATCATCAACAGGAAAAATACGTTGCAAATCTTGCAACGTAAATGAATTTATTTGCAACAATTCTTTGTTAAGTGTTCTAGCACAACCTGGACATGCTGCATTACAATCACTGGTAATTTCTAGTTCAACTTTTTTGATAGAAGTATTCATATATTTCTTTGTTTAAATCTTTCAATTGTTCTTTTTGGAATTTGTCTAAAGAATTATTAAATTCTATAAACTTATTTTTTAATGATGTATTATCTTCTTCTTGTAATATAATTATTTTATTTGCTTGTTGTGAAATTACATCATTTGATTTAAGCATCCAATTTTTTCTTGTATCAATATCAATCATATCAATTGATAAATGCTTAGGATATCTAACTTTATTAAAATTTAACCATAGTTTGTTTTCATTACAATAGGTTATTAAATCAGATAATTTGTTTATGTTGTACACACTTACAGAACAATGAACACTATTAATTACATCTTTTGTAGCAGCCCATTGTTTTAAATTTGTGTCTATTATATTCCAATTTACGCCCCATCTACATAATTTAGAAAGATCGCCTACAGCATCAATACTAAATTCTATATGTAATTTTTTACAAGCAAGTAATTTTTCTAATAATTTTTTATTAGGAAATACACTACCATTTGTTGTTATATAAATTTGTAAATTTTTGTAATCAGTTTTTTGTTGTAAGTATTCTATAAACCATTCTAGTTTTTTACTATAAAATGGTTCGCCTCCTAAAATTTTTATTCTTTCTAATTTACTAATATCGCTATTTGTTATGATTTGTTTAACATCATACTTGGGATATGCAACACTATAGTCGTCTATGTGATTTATTTCTTTTTTTAATTGATGTGCTGAATTCCATTTACTGCTTAACATAGGAGTGCAAATTCTACACATCATATTACATGTGTAATCAAGAGCAATTTTTAAACTGCGTAATTCTATAGTTTCTCTATCTTTACGTATATGATTTTCAATTTGCCTATCACTTACGCCATTGATGTTTTCAATATTCCAACACACATCACAAATAGAATCTTTTTTATTTTCAAGCATAGTATTTCTTACCCGTTGGTATGTTTTACTATGCAACAAATCGTTTAAATTTATAATATTTTTTATGTGTAAATTTTCTTCATCTGGCATTATGTGGCAACATGGACTTGCAAAAGGTCTTGAAAAATCAATTTCTTCATATGCTAATATGCATTTCACTTAAATTGCTCCGCAAATGGATCAAATTCTGAACCACACTTTTGAGCACAAACTCCTAGTTTACCATCTTTGACGCTAGGAAGATTCCAACTATCTGTAATACCTTTTAACAACTTTCCGTTGACAACGTCCTTAATATCATTTTCAATTATGTCAATGCCTTCTTTTCCTCCAGCATTGTCAATATGATCCCAAATTTGTTCAACTCTAGGATCAGGATGCCACCATTTATACATACGTCCAGCAGTCCAGCAGCATGGCATTAATAGTCCTTCAGCAGTGATAAACACACTACCTTCTTCTGCTACTTTACATTTGATACTGCACTTATCAAAGTATTCTTTCATGCTTCCGTATGATTTCTCAATTTCTTTTTGTTTTAACAATGCTAAATTGTTATTTTTTTCGTCTTTAGGTTTTTCAAGTTTAGCAGTTTCATTGCCTTTTCTATCAACTGCTTGATGAGATTCTTTTGGTACAATATTGCTAGTAACAAATCTTCCGCTTTTCTTTTTAATAAATCGTTCACAACCCCACGCATTTGCTAATGCTTCTGCTTCTTCTACTTGATGTTCGTTATGTTGAAAAATAAGAAAATCCCAACGTGCTCTGCCGCCTGCATCAATAAACGCCCGCATATTGCGTTCTACATTGTTCCAGACAACATTCTGCCTGTATAAATGATTAGTGTCACTAAGACCGTCCACACTAAAAATAACAGCACCCATTCTACCAAAGACTTGGGCAAGTTCACGCCACCATGTTTCATCTTTTGCTCCTGCGTTTGTGTTCATCGAGAGCCAAATGTCTGCATTATGTTCTCTAAAGTAACGGAATATTTCTAAAGTATCTCGTGCTACAATAGGATCACCTAAGTTACCACACATGAACATTGTGTTAAGTTGTGCAATAAATTTTGGTTTGAAGATACGTTTGCAATCTTCTAAACTTAGTTCAGCATTTGTAATGTGTGGATTATCAGCACCACCGTTCATATTACGATCGCACATAGGACATGCTGCTTGACAACGCTGTGTAACTTCTAAATGAACTACTTTTATATCTTCATACTTGTACATTGTTTTATTATAACACCTTTTTAGTTTTTGTCAATAATCCAAAAATCATTATCAACAAATAATTTTTTATCAACAGAAAATAAGTCAACATCTTTTTTATTATGTTCATTAGTATAGCCAGTTCCACAAATAACACTATCTGCAAAAAATTCTAGTTGTTTTAACAAAACTGGCAGATGTTTTTGATTATCTAAAAATACAAAATCAAAAGTGTTTTTTTCATTTTCTATAAAATCCCATATATCTTGTTTAATTACAAAACAAGGGTTTTGATGTTGATCAATCAACCAGCAAAATATATTGTAATGTTCATATGCATCATTAACAATTTGTTTATCTTGTTTTGCTTTTTCATAATAAAATTTATGTTCTTTAATTTTTTCTATTCTATATGGTTCTGTATTAAATTCAAATTTATCTAAAGCATAAACTATAGTGTTGGATACACTATCAAGTATATTCCAAGTACTACTACCTAATCCAACTCCTACTTCAAGTATTTTTTTTGGATTATATTTTTTAATTGCGTTAGAAAGATTAAAGTCAATTGACGGATCTTTAAAACTAGGAATATCATTATGCTTCATTATACTTCCTGTCTATAAATTGAGATTCATATGGTTTGTAATATATGCTACATTTTCTTTTACAAACTTCTAACGGATTATCTATTATATCTGAGAACCTTTTTGCATCAAAATTCTTATCCCAATCTTGCCATTCTTTTTTATATCTTGTACTGCCTATCCAACAACAAGGCATAACTTTGCCTTCGGCGCTAACATATATACTGCGTTCTTTTTGTACTTTACATTCTACACCTTTAGGAACTTTTGGTAAAGATTTACCCCTAGTTGTTTCTTTGGTTACAAACTCTTTAAATCCTAACATGTCTGCCAATGCTTCGGCGTCCTTGACTTGATGCTTGTTATGATCAAATATTAAATAATCCCATCTTGCATATCCACCATTGGTAATATAAGTTCGTGCATTTTCAATAACTTTGTTCCAAACTACATTTTTTCTATACAAATGATTTGTATCATTAAGTCCATCTATACTGAATGTAACTACATCAACAACTTTTGCTATTTTCTCCCACCATGCTGTATCTCTTGCACCGCCGTTGGTTACCATGCGTAAATGTATATTAGGATTTATACTTTTAAAATATTCAAATATTTCCAACGTATCATGAGCAATAATAGGATCTCCAAAATTGCCACACATGTACATAACTTCTAATTGTTTAATAAAACTTTGAGAAAATAATTTTTTGCAGTCTTCTAAATTTAATTCTGCTTGCATGATATTTATACCTGTCCTTCCACACTGAGGACAGGCTGCTTGACAACGTTCAGTAACTTCTAAATGTAATGTTTGGATTTCGTTAATTTTGTACATTCCAGAAATTTTGTTTTCTTAATTTATCTCTTATTTTTGTTTGCTCAACAAACATATCATACAAATGTTGGTCAAACGGTTTTTTTGTAGCAATAACACTAGGCATATCTTTGTGCTTATTTGGATCTAAGTTGTAATTTTTACCTTGCACAAAAGGATACATGTAATTAGGTGTAATTAAAGGTGTCATATGAAACTCTGTATCGGCAAAATAATCAATTATGTTATTTAACTTAAAAATATTATATGCACTAACAACACAAACAACATTCATGTTACTATTATCTTTTATAGTATTATATGCTTTTTCAAAGTTTTTCCATTTACCTGGCCATCTGATATAATCGTAAACATCTTCAATTCCGTCGCAACTTATACTAATGTGTAAATCTTTAAACTTGTTTAACAACTTAAAATGCTTTTGTTTTAATAACAAGCCGTTGGTAATAAATTTTAAACTTATTTCTTTTTTATTTTTTAATGATTCTAAAAATTCAAAAATTTTAGGATTTGCAAAAGGTTCGCCGCCTGTAAATTTTAATTCTTTTACATTTTGCTTTTGAATTTGATCAAAAGCATTTTGTTCCCATGTGCCAACATTTGCAGGAAATCTATATTCTTCTCTAAGCCAATTTTCATTAGGATTATTTTTAACTTCTGCTTCTAAAACACTGCTTATTCCAGGTGCACACATACGGCAGCCTAAATTACACAAACTACTCATTTTCATATCAAAGTAAAATGGAGTAATTTTTGTTGAACCAGTTTTTGTAGTATTAGTTTTTATTTCTTCAATGTAATCTTGAAATTTGTAATTGACACTTTGACGTCTGCTAAATTTTCCTAAATCTTCATGGTTCCAGCATGTAGTGCATTCTTTTCTACGAACTCCATTTAACAAATCTTTTCGTAAATCATCAAATTTACTATTGTTGTTTTCTATTGTATCAGACCAGTGAGCATCGTTACTAGGATTGTATACGCAACAAGGTCGATAAGCGCCAGTACCTGTAATACTACTGGCACCTATCCAAGGTAAGACACAGAATGTGTCAGACATAACTTACATATGCATCCAAATCTGGTTTTGTGTCGTGATCACTTCTTGGAATTGGAACCATTTTTTGATAATACGGACAGAAATATTCTTCTGCTGGATCTTTGTAACCTATACCGATTGTCATTTCTGGAAAAAAGCCAATTGCTTCCTTTATTAGATCAGGATAATTTACACACCGACATAATCCAGTATATAAACCTTTATCTGCTGCACTATAAATTATAGTAGCAGTTGCAATTCCTACATCCATATAAAAATCCGTCATGCTATAATCATCACTAATTACTCTAGGTTTAAAGAATAATAAGTATGGAGCAAGCATTTGAGGGTTGTGTCTAGCCGTTTCACTTTTACTTGCAGCGCCGGCTCTATAAATTTTGTTACGTTTTTCTTCATTGTCGTTTCTGTATATCTCAATACTATAACGTGTGACACGCTGCTTGCTAGGTGAAAAATTATGCACATCACTAATAATATCTTTTATCATATCAATTGGCGGAACTGCGTCTGTCCAATTATAAGTGTTAACTCTTTGTTGTGCTGCACGATGCCATGTATTAGGCTGTTCAATCGGTCCTCTTTCAATAATAGTTTTTAAAGTATTTTTCAAATCACTAATTTGATTAGAAAAATCTTCTGAGCACATTAGTTGATTTTGTATAAAATCTACTATCCAATCGTATACTGCAAATTCAACTTCGGTACTAACAATTTGTCTTTTGCCTCTTACCCAAAATTTGTTACCAATGTATATTGTATTAGTATTAGTGTTGTTTTCAACATCATGAATAAATGCATCAATAATGTATCCTAAATCTCTAAAACATTTTTCTGGTTCTTGCGTTCGCTCAGGATGATGTTGTTTCATATAAGATACAGCATTGTTTAATAAACGCTTTTTATTTTCTATTAGGATACTTAGATCACTCATTTTAATTCTCCATTACCAATTTAACATCTTTACCAGGGCCTACTTTGCTTGGCAAATCTCCGTATTGTTCTACATACCATTCAATAACAGCTTTATACCAATTTTGACTATTATGGTGAGCTTTTTTATTAAACTGCCATATGTTATTGTTTGTTGCTTGCATTGTACTCAATGCTCTTGCACTTTCCGTTTGTAATTGTCTTACACTTAGATCATCTAATTCCAATTTTCATAAACCTTGTATATTTTCCTAAATTTAATTCGCCTTCATATAAAGTTTGTGCCATAGGCGAATACTTGCTAAACTCTTCTAGTGTGTTGCAGCAATTAACATGCTCTGGTATTTCAAAATAATTATTACCTTGCAAAATACAAATTGTTCCTTCTGGAATTTTATGATACCATACATGATAATTTTCAATGTGCTCGGTGCTTGTGTTTATAACGGTGTTAGGTGTTTCCCAGATTGTTTCTTGGGTTCCGTCAAATTTATTTACATCGTAAATATGTCCATCAAATCTAATATCATGTATATCTTGTATGCAATGTTTATATGTCCAATTGTTTAAAATATAAGGCTTGTTAATAATGTTTGCAATTTTTTCGCAAGACTCATCTACATCAAATGTTGTAATTTTATCAATTTTTAATTTTGCATCTAACATCATAGTTGCTAAAATACCATACCAGCCTGCACATAAAAAAACTATTCCTAAATCTAAATTTAATTTTTTAAGTTCATCTATAAGCCAGAGTTTACTTTGTAATTGACCTCTACTTAAACAATCTTTATCAAACTCTATATCGTTTGTAATTAAATTTTTTAGTGCATTTACAAGAGTTGAATCTGAATATTCTGCAAGTAATCTAAACAAACTAAAAAGATTATCGTCTAAAACAAGTTTACGTATATCATCATTACCAGCACATTTAAAAATTGAATTTTCATCTTTTTCTATAATAGCAAGTTTTAAACTATCGTTTCCTGCTAGTAATCTAAACAAACTATGAATATTTTGCTCAAGAATTGCTTTCCTTAAATCTTCAATATCGCCAATAATTCTTTTGTTAGTTACAAGCCTAAATATACTATGCCAATTTTCTTCTAAAATAGCACGCCGTAACTCATCCTTTTCAACTAACTCAAATAAACTAGTGTAATCTTTATCTATGTATAATCTACGTAATTTACTAAAGCGAGAATCGTCAGCATGAATTAATTCAAATCTATCTAATATTTCAAAAATTTCCAGCATCAAATTTTTCTTTCAACCAATCAAAATCATTTATCTTTTTAAGCTCGTCTGGTTTACCTTGATTTCTAGCACCATATGCTGCACCTGCTTTAGCACCAATAATTGCATACTCTGCAAATTCTGCATCATCTTCTGTGTATGTGCACCAAGTTCTTAATCTACGATTTGTTTCTTGATCCTTTTGCCTATCAATTACTTTACTACTTAATTTAGCACATTCTCTAAATGCACCTTTCCATGTTTCAAATGGACTAGTGTTAAATGCAGTAATGTTTGAAATTTTTTGCACAGCAACAAATTTATTACTAATGCTTGTTGTCATATCAGGCTTGTTTACATCCATATCAAGCGTTTGTTGCCTTGGCAACAACTTAACACCGCCGTAACCATAAACTAATCCATTTACTGGATTTTGTGATCTCCATACGTGAACTGCATCTTTATTATGTGTTTCAGGAACAAAGGTGTCAAATTTAAAATAGTCTGTAAGTTGGGCATCGCCGTCGACAACAAAAAACATCTTAGATTGACACAATTTTGCTGCTTCAATATGCGCTTGGTGAATACCTTTTACTCCATGTACACGTTTTGCATGAGGTGCTTTTTCGAGAAGTTTTTCAAAATTTTCATCTGCATTAGGTTCTTTATAGCTAATAAACACAACATCATACTGATCAATTTTTGGCCTGCTTGCAACAACAGGAACAAACTTTTTATTAATGTAATATCTTGCTTGTAATTCGCCTGGCCCGTGATGACTATCTTTCGGCATTAAACACACGCCATCATAATATTCTTCTTTATAATATAATCTTTCATTCAAAAATACATGTGTGTATTCTTTACTATACTCATCTACTTTGTAATCAAATTTCCAATCATCAACCAAATCAACGTCATTATACACAATCCATAAATGTTTTGTAAGTGCTTTTTGTTTTGCTTCTGGCACCGTTTCTACACAGCGAGCCATAGGAAATCTTTCTTTTAAGGCTTTGTAGCCACTCCAATGTTTTTGACCTATAAAAAATATATCATACATACTATAATTATATGATAATATAACTAGCTTGTCAAGTTTAGAATTGATAAATAGTTTGTACGGAGGATTACCATGACAATTATACCAGGTGACGCATATAGAATTGATGTTGTAGGCGCTGATGAACAAGTTATCGTTGACAGCTGGACAAGCCAAGTTAAAGGCAATGTTGTAACACGTGACGGTGTTTTACAAGTTGACACAACAAACGGAAAAATATATGGTCCATTAGTAGGAGATATTGAAGATATTTCCGGTAACACTATCTTTAATAACGATCTACGTTTATTTACTACTGATATTAAAGGTGATGTACGTAACACAAATGGTAATATTGTTTTAAACAGCGAACAAGCACTACTGGTAGGCAACATGCAAGGTAATATGTATGACAGCGAAGGTGTTGTCATGATTAACCATACTACAAAATCAATAGATGCAACAACAATTGTAGCTGATAGTATTACTGGTACGTTTTACGGAACTCTTAACACAACAGGTACAATTAGAGGTAACTTAATTGGTAATGTTGTTGGCGATGTTACTGGAGAAGTTACTGGAAATACAACCGGACATCACTTTGGTAATGTAGACGGTAATGTTACGGGTGATGTTACTGGTAACGTTACCGGAGATTTGTACGGACAAATTATGGCTGTACAAAGAGATGAAACAGATCCAACCGTACTGATTGCTTACAACGAACATGCAGCTCATAGACAATGGGAAATGAGAGGCGGTATTTCTCATATTGATAATGCTGGAAAGGGACCTATTTTAGGAATTGGTGCTACACGCACAGATGCATATTTAAAAGCCGATATAGTTGCATATGATGGCACTCCACAGCTAACTTTAACACCAACAGAAGACTACGGTCTAGAAGCAGACATTGTAAAAAGTAATTACTTTGGTGCTGTACAAGGCAGGCTAATGGATGGAACAACTGACATTATGACATGGGTTGGTAGCACAACTTCGATATATGCTAATAACGGTGTACTACAACTTGGTATGGATTACACAAGTGATATTGAGTTTAATGCAGAAAGTATTGTTAAAAACTTCAATATATCTGACGGAGATGCAACTGAATTAGTCAACGCTTTTAGAGGAACACCAGAAGCAAAAACAGCATTACAAACATCAGATCCAATGCTTATGGTTGCAGCTCTTGGTTATAATGGTGCAGGATTTGTTGATGCAGGACATTTTGGATTCTTTGTTGACAGAAACACTGCTCCTACTTCAACTGATAGTAGTGTAAAAACAGGGTTTAGTGTTGCACTAGGAACAGGATCTGCAACTCCTATAGCAAATCAAAGCATGAATTTAGAATTTAATAGTGCAGGTGTTTTAGAAGTTCCTGTTTTTAAAGCCCGTGGTACAAATTTTGCAGCAAGAGATAGTATGACTGCTGAAGCAGGAATGATTATTTTCAATACAAGTAATAATAAATTCCAAGGATACACAGGTTCTGCGTGGGTTGACTTACACTAAAATTGTGTTATAATAAAGCATGAAAATTTACATAGATGGTGAACAAATCTCTGAACAATGGATTAGCGATTATACACTGAGCAATCCTGTAGATTGTTTTAGTGATAAGCCTGACTGGGAACAGAATGTATTAAAACTACTACACAACTGGTACTGGCAAAGTGGATATAGTTATGGCTATAGAGGCGATAAATTTTTAAATCTAAGTACAAGTGGCACTACAGGATTTCCACAACATATCGGTCATAGTAAAGAAACTATTGAGCAAGCAGTAAATGCAAATATAAAAATTTTAAATTTAGAAAAAAATAGTAAAATACTTAGTTACTATTCACCTCGTGGTATTGCATTCAGTGTATTAAGTGTATATCTCGCTCTTAAATTAAATTGTGAACTTTACATTGAAACTTTTAAAGGAATTGATTATGTAAATCGTATACATGATATCCGTCCTACACATACGCTGTTGTTACCTAATGTTTGGAAAACTTTATACAAACACAAAAAATGGCAGACATTAGATTACAGCAGTGTAAACACACTTATTACAGGAAGTGATTTTACACCAATAGGAATGCTAGACGAATTACGTGAACATGGCCCAAATAAAGTTTACAATGTGTATGGTAGCACAGAAGTACCTCCTATTGTTTTATACAGCGAAGAAGAAAATACTTATACAGCAGAAAGTATTGCACCAGGTGCAGAACTAGATATTGTAAATAATCAAATATGCTGTAAATGGAGTAGTCAACCTAATATATGGGTAAGTGGTGATTGTGTACAAGGTGATAGAAATCGTTTTACACTTAACGGACGAATGCCAAATATGTTTAAGCAAGATACAATTAGAGTGTATCCAGAACAAATAGAAAAAGCAGCAGTAGCAGCAGGCGCAGAACTTGCATTATGTCGGCAAGTAGGAAATCAATGCGTGGTCCATTACACCGGACATATAAAATATATGGCGGAATTTGTAGAAGAATTTAGATATATTCCTCGCTTTAGATTGCGAGCAGTAAATGAAATAAAAATTGACGATAACTTGAAAAAGATTATAAGGACACAAACTTTTGTATAGACTAGAAATATACAACGGCACACAGGATTTGACAGAGTTTTATGCTGGCGCAGAAGCAAAAGGTTTTTACAATAATCATAATAAAACGGTACTTATTGACTACATTGACAAACACGAAGATGCTACACTATTTTTAATGTATTACAAAGATAAAGTAGTTGGAACAAGTATAAGTCATAGTCTACGACAATTGGGTATATTAGGAAAAAACGCACATCGTATTAGTGCAAGGACCTGCGTATTAAATGATTTAATCGATGGCAATCGTGCTCATGCTGTGCATAACTATCGACACTCGCCAATGAATCATTGGACTAGTCAAATGCTGACTCCAGTTTGTATGCATTACGTAGGATTAGAAAAACCTATGTATATTAGCACAAACACAAACGAAGTTGGAAGCCAAAACAAAGTACATCGCATTTGGGCTAAAATAATGCACAATCAAGGATATTTAAAAGACCCTATTGAACTAGAATACAAAGGCACTTTCCAAACATTTTGGCGTGTAGATGTAGATTTTTATATTAAAAAACTAAAAGAAAATATGTGGCCTGAAACAGAACTTGCACTAAACGTATTTCTTGCAGAGTTCAAAAAAGTCTGACATTTCTGGAAACACTTCTTCGTGATTGACTCCACGTCTACGACCTTGTTCTGCAAAAAAGTTGTGAAAGTCTTTACGTCCTTGAATAATTTTATCTAATGGATATTCAGTTGTTTCCATATAGTCAACAACACGTCTAAACTTTTCATACTCAATTGTACTAAATGCATCTTTACGATTATCATCTACATTTTCTTTTATAAATTGCAAATGATCACGCATATAACTCATGTAGTTATTAGGCAAAATGTTAATATCATATTGTAACGGCTCTTTAAGATGTGGTGTATCAAAACCTAACCGCTGCCATCTGTGTGTTTCTACATCATTATATTTTTTACGCCATTCTAATATTTTTTCTAGTAGTGTGCGAAATGTTGTTACACTGAAAATGTTGAACGTAATCATTAGTACCATTGGTGCTTGACAATTACGCATAAAATAATCCAAGTTACGTTCAAACACTTCAATGTCTAATCCGTCTCGTATGTATTCTGCACGTTTGCCCCAAGTGTCAATACTAGTAAACATTTTAAAGCGTCTAATCTTGTTGTTTGTTAACAAATCATTTACACGGTTTGTAAACTTTTCTAACTGCTTTGGTTTTCCACCTAAATTGCTGTTGCAATTAAGCTCTAAGTCAGGCTTAGGATCAGCATCAAGCATATCAAACAACCGGTATGTGCTTTGTTGTATAGTAGGTTCTCCACCAGTAATACGCAGTATGTGCAGTTCTTTACTAAGCTCGGGCCACCATCGCCAAAATGCATCTAAATAAGGATTGTTTTCTTCTTCAAATATTTGAAACCAATCAATATCACATCTGTGATTTTTTACATTTGTGTACGGGCCATGTTGTTTAATTTCTTGATAGTATCTGCTGCTGGCTTTAGGATGACAATAACCGCAACGGAAGTTACACTCGTTGCCAAATGATACTTCTAAGTATTCTGGATTTACGTCAAACTCTGCACCGCCTTCTTTTACTGCTGCTAATCTATGTTTGAAGAAAATAGTTTGGTTACGCTGTTTCCTATCACTAACATAATCTTTGCCAAGTGCTTCAATTTTCCAGCAATAGTTGCAACCACTAGGCTGTTCGCCACGCATCATAGCAGCACGTTCTTGTTTCTTTTGTGCTGTGTTGTGTATTGCACTTGGATTTTCTAATAATGGTGCTGTGTCAATTTTATGGGGAGCAGGATGATAACAACTATGTGTTTCACCTGTTTGAAAATATATGTTGGCATGATACCATTTTGCAAAACAAAACGTTGGTGATATTTCTTGTGTTATACCATCGATGCGTTTAATTTCTTCGCTTTCGCTACGCTCCATTATTGCTCTCTATCTAAAAAGTTTTGACCTTTTGATCTATCTGGATTAATATATACCGTTTTGAAGAAACGACTTTGATTACCATTTAATGGCTCAGCTGCAATTGGCAAATCAAGTTCTTCAATCAAACTATAACCAAGCGATAATGTATTATCTTCCATTTCGTCTTCGTTGAGATCTTTGCTATTCCAATATTCATTTAACCATTCAAAGTCACGTACATTAACAAAATCCCAATCAGTACACATTGTTTTGTACAATCCTTCACGTGCGCCGTAGATAGCCCAATCGCCGTTTTCTACATCAGCACCAACCATTAACCACACATACAGACGATGTAAATTTTTCCAATGATTTAATCTAAAATTTTCTAGTGTTGGACGTATACCTCTGTCCAATGCCATTTTTACACCTTCGCGGAAACCTGCCCGCCACGCTTGTTGGGGTGTAGCGTTATTATAAATTGTGCTAAATGCACCTTCCATTTGTACATATTCTGTATCCCAACAAAAGTCAACTTGTGCATGTGGATTATCAGGATCTGCATTTTCGTGTGTACGCATATTTAAAACATGCATTTTAGGCCAACATTTAAGTCCGCCGTTTCCATACATTAATCCATTAATTTTGTTTTTTGCTTTCCAACTAATAACTTTGTTACTTAAATCAGCATTAACATCAAAATTAATAACTTGTTGTAAAAACTCATCATTAATTTTATTGTCACCATCGACGGTTATAAATCTATCAGTTTCGCTTAATTCTGCACATGCTTTATGTGCAGCATCACTACCTTTTACACCGTGAACACGTTTTGCCCACGGAACTTTTCTACATAAATCAGAATAATTTTCTTCTGCATTAGGTTCATCATAACTTAAATAAATGATATCATAATCAACAACTCTAAAAACATTATCCATCAACTACCTCATATCCATAAGAATGAAACTTTTTAGTAGTATAGATTGAAAATGGGTTATCGTCAAGTTCAAAATCGTATGCAAACGGAATAGTTTTTGTTTCAAATTGTATCATTCTATATAGAATATTAGGATCACCTTTTTTTGTTATACTATAAAAGTGTTTACTTGTATCAACAGGTATATTTTTTTCAAGCATTTGTGTTTCAAATTCTTTATCAATCTCTAATACCCATTGATAATTTGATTTATCTTGAATAATTTTTATTTGAGGATTTTCGACATTTGTTTCAATTTCAAACAAAAAAGAATTAACATGACTTTCTTCTTGTAATTGTGTTTGATTTTTTAACACAAACTTTTTTTCTAAAAAATCATATTGTACTTTATGACTTGCAAATGAATATTTTCCTGAAAGTAAATCTTTTACGTCATCAATGTTTACTTCTATAGTATTTGAATCTTGCACAATTTTTTTACCAATTGATAAAATATTGCCATCGTTATCAAAAGATATCATTCTAGTTTTTTTAACTTTTAAGTCCATGTTAGATTCCTAATAGTTTTTCGTACTTTTTTATAATATCGTCTGTTACAAAATCATCTTCAGTATAATGAAACACACCACTTTGACGATAGTTACCAATTGTTAATTTACAATTTTCATCTAAATACACACCTACACGAGATTGCCAGTTGTCTGAAAAATTCTTGTTCCAATTTTGCACTTTAGGTTTCATGTGTGTAAAGCTAGGATATTGTGTTTTGCTGTTGGTAATAATATTTTCTACATCCATAATTTTTGCAGCAATAGATGCATTCAAATCCATACTGCACCATCTTTGTATTTTTTTACCATTTGCTACTGATTTATAAAATGTCATCCAATTATTATTAATCATTTCTAACCATGTATAAAACTCATGTGCTAAGTCTGACTTTTTAAAGTAATGTAATCCACAATACAAATTAGGCAAATTATATGTATCCCAACTACGTCTGTAATAATTACTTGTTACTTTATCTCCTCTGTATGTATAAACATTACTAGTAAAAAATAAATCATAATTGTTTAAAAAATCAAACCAATCGCTCATATCTTCTAATACAAGCATATCAGTATCCATTACTATAGTTTCAGTATAAGGAATAGCATGATATATTTTCCATCTATTGCTGATTTTCCAATCTTCATCCGCAGCATGATCTCCCCAAGGTATTTCAACTACGTGATCAAAAAGATCTTTGTATTTGTTTGGTACTTGATCATTTGTAATAAGACAGATACTTGCGTTACTATTTGTAGTTTTAATACTCATAGCAGCAAGACATGCTTGTTGAACATAATCTGTTGTAGAATTTTGTGCCAACATTGTAAAGTTATTCGTTGTCAATGATTCTCTCCAAACTAAATTTGTTCATAATATGCACGTTTGATCCTTTCATCCGCACTCCTGTGTACTCGCCAAACCGATTTGTTTTTTGAACTAATACTTTAATTTCGTCATCTTTAATATCAAGTGCAACATCTTTACCAATTGTATAATATTTTTTGCCTGGTAACTTTCCTACAAAATTGCCTGCTTGATATCCGTTCATAATATGTGCTGCAATACTAAATGCAAAATCATTTCTAAACACACTACTAGTAAACTGATATACATTTCTATAGTGCCAGTAATTTTCTTCTATGTGTTTAACTAGATCAAAAAATATTTTTGTTTCTTTGGTTTTTCTAAAAAAGCAAACCGTTGCCCAATAAAAATCTACACTTGTGTCACTGATGTGTTGAAACTCTGGAGTTTTATCATGAATACCTAAATGTGTTGCATCTTTATACAACATTAGATCTTTGTGTTGTGTAAAACAATTATTCAAAATATCGTTTGATATAATGTAGTCAGTATCCATAATAATTGTTTGATCATATGGAGTTAAATCATATGCAGATGCTCGGTGTTTATTATGAAATGGTAAAACTTGATTATGTAAGTCTCCGTCATAATGTCTACGACTAGAGCTGTTTTGCTTTAGCATTGCAAAAACAATGTTATCAAAATTTTCTACATATTCGGGATATTTTTCTTTTACTTTTACATCTGTAACTAAAGTTACTGGTAAATCCATATATTTTTTTATTCGTTTGGCAAGAAAATTTGCTTGTTTAACATAGTTCATAGACTGGTTATTACTTGCAAATAATAGTACACCTTTTGTCATAGATTCATAATACTTTCTACTGATCTATTATTTTTTAGTTCGTTATATCCAAACAAGTATTCATTTGATGCTTCAAAGTATTTTGAATATACTTCAGTATTAAATTTTTCTAAATCTTCAACAACAATAGGAATATCGTTGTCATCTACTAAAATAGTGGTATCAACATTCATTGCTGTTAAACTTTGGCAAAAACTAATCAAATCATGTGTGATAGAAAATTGTCCGCCATTGTAGTAATATACTAAATTTTCTTTATACTTTTCATTTAGTAATCTTTTTTGATTGTTTAATGTAACCATATAGTTACTGATATCGAGTGCTTTTTCGAGACGTTCGTCCATAGAATCCTCCTACTATGGTTAAATTATAACTAATTTTTATGTTGTTGTCAACTTATAAATTACTTACAACGGTGCCTGTAGGTGGTGATTGAGTAATAGCATCATATGTTATGCTATTGTAACTAAAATCACTATCAGGTGTGTATGTATATAAATTGCTTGTAATTGATGCTGTTACTGATTCGTCGATTGGATCAATGCCTGATGTACCTGTATCTCCGTCATCAAATTCTATTTCAAAATTTAATTGTGTAGTGCTACTAAATGCACCATTTGTCCATGCATAAATTCTTGTATAGTTGTCGTTATAGATAGAACCGCCGCCTTGTTTTTCAAATATCAAAGTTTTACTGGCTTTTGCATCTGCTATATTAGCACCGCTAAATCCGGTTCCAGTGCCGCCAACTGATTCACTTCTCCATGTTGTATTTGCTATTCTACCAAATCTAATTGTGCCCATGTCTGTATACATTTGTGCCCAGTTATAATCTTTTGTACCAGCTGTACCAGTAGTACCACCTGTTGCACTTGCGTCAAATCTAATTTCTCCGCCTGCTGCAAGAAAATACAAAAGAGCATTGTGACTAGAAAAGTTTACAGAAACTTCATGTCGAATAATTTTAACTGCATCACTTGCACCTCCCCAACTGGTGCTTCTAGTAGAAGATGTACTTGCGGCGCCTGTTGTTAATAAGCCTGCTGTTGTAAAACTTGTTGAACTAAAATCAGTAGTAGCATGATTAAATCCTAAAATAGCAGTACCAATAGTGTTAAAATCTGTTATTTCTTGAATATCAACAGGATCTACGCCTTGTTCAAATGCTGTTGGATCAATAGTAGCGTTTACACTTCCAAAAATATGTACATGAGCTGCTTGTAAATCTTTCCATAAATCAAAGTATTGTTGTTCAGTTACGGTATCACTTACACCAGGGGTGTTACCACCAACAACTAGTCCACTTGTAAAATTTCTTCCATAACCACTAGATGTGGTACTTGTTGCAATACTATGATCGGCCCATACACCAAAATTGCCTACTCTTTGAGCAATTGATTGTCTAACATTATTGTATTCACTAGCAGCTATTAGTGGCATAAAATACTCCCTTTTAATCTACTATAATATATAGTTTTCCATTTGTCAAGCCTTTATAAATCTTGAGTTTTTTGGAAGTTAGGAGCAGGGTTATTTACATATAATCCGTCTGCATCATATGGTCTATAATGTAGAACTTCACTTACTAGTTCTCCATCTACGTATTCGTCGCCGCCGCCTGTTCCTACATCAGCGTCACTAAATTCAATCTCAAAATCAATTGTAGAATCATTAGGCGCTTTTGCTCTAATGATATATTCATTTTCTGTATAATCAGCCGTACCCTGTTTTGTGAATACAACTTGATAACTTGTTGTCAAGTCTTCATTACCAATTGCAGAACCGGTACCACTTCCTGGATTAGTATTAGTTGTTTCTGTTCTGCCAAAATCAATTCTTTGCATGTTTGTAAGAATTGTTTCCCAGTTTTGGTTTTTCAAAACAATAACAGGATCTGTATTCGAAACATCTCTTGCAAAAGTTGCATTAAATTGTATCAATCCGCCTGCATTAAAAAATCCTCTACGTGCATTTGGAGATGTAAACCCTGCGCTAAAACGATGATATATACTTTGTGGTAATGCTGTACCACCCCAATTATTTGTGCGAGTGCTGTTTATGCCGGCATTAGTTTGTAACATGGCATCTGGGTCAGCAACAAATCTATTTGTTTCAAGATCGGTAATCAGTAATTCGTATGCTGCATGTAATGCTTCTGTAATTTCTGCTGTTGTAGTTACTTGTGTAATTGTTGTGGCAAGATCAGGAGCGTTTTGATGAAAATAAACTTTTTGAAAATCTGTATACAATGCATTCATATGTGATGCTTGTACCGTTTCTCCAATAGGAACAGAACTACTAGACACAACGTTATTGTATCCTTTGTCACCTGCTCCTGTACCTAATAATGCTGCTATTTTTCCTTGTAACTGATTGTACCTTGCTGCTGAAATGATTTGGTTAACCATAAAACTATCCTTTTATTTACTTATCATTTAAGCACACACTCTACTAGTTTTTCATCATTGCTATCATTTGATTCAAGCGCCACTCCTACTAGTCCTGTGGTTGCTGTAGTTGTGCATACGCCCTCTTCCCATGCATAAACGGCTTGACCTTTTTTAACAGGTCCTTTTACACGTACTGGTACACGACCTTTAAGTGCAATGTATTGTCCTTCTGCTTCGCTGTTCATCATAAATGCTGGATCAGTGCTTACAACACCAATACACATCGAACTGCTTTTTGCTGGAACAACTTCACAGCAATCATCATCACCAACTGCTACTGCTGTTCCTGGTTCTAAATCAGTATCACCTGTAGTATACTTTTCAGCTAGGTCTGCATAACGAGCTTTTGTAGCTGTACCATTAAATTCAACTGCTGTAATATCACCTGTGCTGTCTCTCGAAACAATAGATGTTTTATCAGAAGTTCCTGGTACTGCAATACTAGCTGCATATGTTATACCAGAAATAACTAAACCATTTGCTGCATCAGCAGTACCTTTAAATGCTGTAGCATGAATTTGAGCAAACTTTTTAGTTGTACTACCAATGTTGTATAAATCATTAGTAACTGGGAATAACCCTGTATTAGAAGCATCAGTATTTTGGACTGCTAAAATTTTTGTTGCTGTTCCTGATGGTCTAGTTGCACCTAAGTATAGTTTATCACCGGCTGTTGTATTTTTATTCCAAATAATTGGACTTGTACCATCTGTATCAATTTTAACTTCTAAATCATTGCTATCACCTAACGTAAATCCAGCATCGTTAAAGTTAACAGATTCTGATGTAAGTCTATAATCAGCTGCTGGTCTTCCGCCTAAATTTAATGCATCATTTGCTGTACCCCAGATAATAGGTTCATTAGTATCACCTGAAACTGGGTTGCCGAGGTTGTTTTGTGTTTGACCGCTAGAACTATTTACTAGTGTAACACCTCTTTTAACAAGAGTAAATCCTGTTAATGTTGGAACACCTTCTGGCTGTTCTGATTTTAATGTAAATTCAACATTAGATGTAATATATAAAGGAACGTCATTGATTAGAGCAATAATAATATTTCTTTCAGTGTCAGTGTTATCTAGGACGGTAGCACTTAACATTTGTGTTGTGCCTGTACCTGCTGATTGCGGTCCTACAAGCACAAATTCTCCTGACCCTGTTTTTCCGTACAATTGGTTGTTTACGGTACTCCACCATAAATCACCTTCATTTAATCCTGCTGGCTCACTTGATGCAACTTCTGCACCGCCTGCATTTTTCCATGCTGTACCAGTATAAAACTTTAATTTAGTAGTTCCTGCATCATACCAAACTTGCCCTGTAATTTTATTACTAGGTGCAGTTGTTCCTGCAAAACTTTCTAAAAGATGCACAAAGTTTTCGTTTTGTGCTTCACCATACCCACTATAGTTTTTACCAACTAATTTTAGGTCAGTGCTTTGATCAATTGTACCGTCTTCAACTACGGTAAGTTGTGTTCCGTTAAATAAATTAACAATATAAGCCATTTTTGCTCCTCGTCCTTATTGTATTTATCGTTATACCGCAGATGCAGCGATCTCCCCAGATGATGCAGTCCACAAACCTGCTGAAACTTGCATCGTGATTGTCAATCTTGTAATAGTAAAATCAATGTTTGCAGTTGTATCACCAATTGTAAAATCACTAACAACATTAACGTTTTGTACACCAGCACTATCAACAGCAGTAAGTGTTTTAGAAACACCAGTGTTAGTGTCAATAGTTTGTGTTACAGCTTGATATCTATAAGCATGAATACTTGCTTGTGTACCAGACGGTCTGTCAGCAGCAGGTGCAATTTCATTTAAGATAGTTGCAACATTTGCAAGCAATGTCTGGTCGCCGCCGCCGGCATATGTACCAGTAGCATATGTTGTTCCTAGGCCAGTAACATCCAAACCTGTAACCAGTGGTGACGCTAATATTTCGTCGTCTACATATTTTTTAGGTGCTACATCATAATCGTCGCCTTCAGTTAAAAGTGGATTAATTGCAACTTCTCTTGCACTATATGGTTTTTCAACATTTGTAATTTTTTGTCTGTTAATTAAATTAATGCTACCAACAGATTGAAGTTCTAAATTATTAGTTGTAGAAATCCTGTCTTCTGTTAAAGTCATTGTGTCACTTTGATTTTGATCTCCAACAACTAAACTATTCAACTGGCCAATAGTTCTTAAACTACTATTAACAACATTTGCTCCAAGAGTATCTTTTGTTAAAACATCAACACCCTCAATTTTGTATGAAAAAACATCTCTTTTTAAATTAAAGTTAGTAGAACTAGTCCACGAATCAGTTGCTTGATACCATAGTAGTTCTTTGTCATCACCTGTAACTCTTACAACAATACCTGATTCGTTAACTTCTGCATCTGTAGGTAAAGTACTATCATCAGTAATTGCTAGTTCAATTTGTTTATCTTCAATACGTAAGTTAAACACATCAAGTGCAATACTATCACCTTCGACCATAAGATCTTTAGTAATTCTTACGCTACCGTTTACATCTAATGCATAAGCGGGTGTATCTGTTAAAATACCAACTGCTGGACCTGCAACAACTTCTACTTGAGGATCTGTTGGATTTACACGTTCTATTCTGTTTTCATTCCATGCATCAAAGTACATTAATGTGTACTGGTTTCCTGCACCGTTTGTGTAATTTTCTTTCATGCTAATTTTATGATCAGCATTACTAATATTATTTTGCCAAACCGTTGTTTGTCCTTCAACACGTAAAGTTATATCACTATCATTACCTACAATTAATCCGCCATCATTTGCAATTGTAATTCTACCTGTAGTAACATCATCTTGTGTTGTTCTCATAAGTGCATCAACATCAACATAACCGCCAGCGCCATCATTTAGTTGATCTGCATATAATGCTTTACCAGTAATAGTATAATTAGGAAATGCTCCATTAACATTAAATCCTTGTACAAGACTATCAAAACCTACAATTGCAGGAAATGGCGTAAATGCTTCTTTTGCATATATTCCTAGTAATGCACCGTTTATATATTTTTTAATTACAACTTTTGTTTGTCCGGCTGTATCTTTTATTGTTTCAACAACATCGCCTGTTTTTTGCTGAGTTTTACTATAAATTGGTCCAACTAAAACTGCTTCTGTTCCATTCCAAAATTTAAGTTGATCATTTGAACCATCGATCCAAATATCACCTTGTATTAATCCCTCTGGTTGTGAGCTTGAAAAAATTGTACTATCTGTACTTCTAAATGTAGATCCATCATAAACTTTAAGCCTGCCTGCTCCGCTATCATACCATAGTTGTCCTTTTATAGGTGCATTTGGAGCAGCACTATTACTAAAGTTTTCTAAAATTTTAATAAAGTTTTCATTAATACTTTCACCAAAACCTTGATAGTTTTTACCAATTAAATTAATATTAAGTGTTGTTGTATCTAAAACACCATCAACTAATTCAACCAGTATAGAGCCGTCTGTTTTGTTTAACTTATATGCCATTATGATACTCCGGTCCAGATAATAAAGTTAATTGCTAAGTATGGGTTAGCAACAAGTAGGTCTGTAGGTCCTGCGTAATCTCTTATTCCACCTGTGCTTTCGATTCTTGTACCTGTACCTGATGTGTCACCATCATTTGCAACCGTTCCAGTTGCACTATGTGTAGCAGTAGTTGTAGCATAATATGGATTACCTGCTGAATCTACTAAATCATGTTGGTGATCTGGCAAGTTATCTACCGTAATAGCACGTCTGTCTGCACCAGCAACTGCACCCATTGTTTCAACACTTCCAACTTCCATACGATTTGCGCCGCCTGGTCTTCCTCTACCAAGTGGAAAACGTCCTCTAAGATCAGGTACACAAAAATAAAGGTTTCTGTCGAAGCCAAAATCTGCAGGATCACCAAAATAGTAAGTGTTGGTATCGGTCGCATCGTAACCAAGTGCATTTTGTAATAACCCATAAGTGTTTATAGGTGCAGGCTGTCCGTCACACCATAACCAACCGGTTGGTAATGAAGCACCGCCATACATAACAACCGTTCCAACAGGATTGGTTGCTACCGTACTAATTAATTGATTAGGTGTTGCTTTTACTAATGTACCACCTTGATTTATTAATATTTCATCTGTAGCACTATTAATACTTGCTGCTGCTGGTTTGCCAGTTACAAAGCTAGGATCAATAGTAGTTGTAAATGTCTTAGATGTGCCGCCAACTTGACCATCAAATGTAAAACTTGTACCTGACACATCTCCTGTCATATTAAATGTCGTTGCACTATTAAGTTTTGCTGCTCTACCTGCTGCACCACTTACGTTACCTGTTACATCACCAGTTAAGTTGCCTGTGATACGATTAGCATACAAGCTATCATAAGGCGCAACCGTACTACCAATTGATCTTACATTTGCTGTATCAGGTAAAAGATTTCCAGCAGTAACACTACCATCAACGGTTGCACTACCACCAACATTTAAATTTTTTGTAATACCTGCGCCGCCTGCAACTCTTAAACTACCTGTTGTTGCACTGGTGCTTTCAGTTGTACCACCTACAATTACATTACTATCAGTTTGAATATTACCTGTTACATCTAAACTCTCTGTTGGATTTAAATTGTTAATTCCAATATTACCATCACTCTTAATCCTAATAGGAGATATTGTACTTCCTGCATTGTTTACACGAATATCAATATTAGCGCCCGAAATACTTTGTTGTATAACACCTGTAGTACCTTCGGCAATTAAACTTAATGTTTTTGCTGTACCAATTTCAATACCGCCGTTATTTCTAATTTGTTGTTTTTTTGTAAATTGGTTTGTTAGATTTACTTGTGCAAATTCTGAAGATGCTATTTCTGCACCACTAATTAACAAATTTTCTGCTGTTTTTGCCAAACCATTAAATTTTATATTTGATAAAGATTTACTAGGATTTATTCCAACTCTAATTGGAACCGTTGAGCTATAACCAGCAATTGGAGATTTTGGACTAAATTCTTCGTTACTGATAATTGTAACAGGAATATTGTTAATATAATTAATTACTACCGTATAAGCAACGTCATCAGTTCCAGTAATTGTTTCAGGAAGTGCGCCGGCTTTATTACCGTCTGAATATGTAGGACCAACAAGTAGCCAACCGCTGCCACTATACAAATATAATTGACTATTGGTTGTATCTACCCATAAATCTCCTGTAACACTATTTCCAGCATCGGGCTCTGATTGTCCTTTTTTAAGGCCGCCAGCAGCCACCCAACTTGTACCATCATATATTTTCAGCTGATCAACGCCATCTGTTGTATCATACCAAAGTTGTCCTTCTACAGGATTACTAGGAGGATTAACATTTGCAAAGTTTTCAAGTAAATGTAAAAAATTGCTGTTTAGAATTAATCCGTAATCATTTAAAAGTCTTCCTACAAGTGTTAAACTTGTTTCGTTATTTGGTGATTTATCCTCTACGGTAATATTACCTTTATTGGCCTCATCTGTAAATGGTACTGAATATGCCATTAGCTATTCCCTCCGCTAAGGCTTTGCACTCTAACGGTGTAATCAACTTGAATTAATCTGTTTAAAGACTTTTGTACAGGATGGAAAATAACATGTGTTAACAATCTGCCACTACCGTTTGTGTCACTTGAATATGCTTTCAAGCCTAACTCATCAAAAACAAATTGATCTTCAGTATTTGCTGCTGTGTCAAAAGCATCTTGTCCATCTGGTTCGCCATAATCTAACAAACAACTTACAACTAGGTCGGTGTAATTTGTACCACTAACATGTCTAGTTTCAATTTTATTTCTTGTAGGATCTGAATTATTAACACTTCTGTCGTCCACAACTTTAGCATAAGTTTCGTTATATAAACTTGAATTTGTGCCAGTGCTGTTAGGTGTTAGATATGTTATAATACCTGTCGGATCAACGCTAGTACCACCGTTGCCAAACGCCATTTGATACACAAATCCTTCACCAGCATTTCCTAAACTTTCAGCTAGTGAAATACTCATGTTTTCATAATGAATAGCATTACGCTTATTCACAAATACAAAGCCTGATTCAGGATTGTATATTTTTATATGTCCTTCTATGTGTACTCCACTTTGATCATTAATCATTTTTATTTTCCGTTCCTATATTGTATTTATCGGGGATACGATATTGTTGATTTCTTTATAAAATTAGCAATTTGATTATTACTATCTACAAGTGATTTATCAGTGTCTGACCAAACTTTACCAGTTTTTCTTACAATCTGAATGTTTATTCCGTCTGCAGGAATATCTGCAAGTGTTAACACCGTTTGCAATGTGCCATCTACAGATACAACTTCGACAGAAAATTCTGCCGGCACCGTTTCGTCTGCGTCAGGCGAATCTTGGTCTAATGTTTGATTAAACACACTAATACTATTTTTTCTTAATCTACGTCCGCCAACAAAGACATCAAATGAATTGATTGTATCAGTTACAAAGTCTAAAACAAATTGATGTGTTGAACCGTCGCCTACATACTTTGTTGTGTATGTTGCATCTTTGTATGGTATATTTTCTTCTATACCTTGTCCGTAAACGGTTGTACCTTTTGGTATTATATTAGGTGTACCTGTGCCTAATGTACCTCTACGAATTTGCCTTAAAACATTACCGGTAACAGAATAGTATTCAATGCGTTCTTTATCTACCCAAATAACTCCAGGCAAGCCAATAGATCTATTTGGTTCTTGAATACCCGTTGCATCAGTTAACACAATACTATTATCATAGTAATTTAAAGGTTGATTTAATTCATATGAATTTGAATTACTAATACGCTTATAATGAGTTCTGTTGAGCATATCTTTAAATATTCTATATGCAAACTTAGGTTTACTTACAATTGCTGCAAACTGAATTACTTCAATAGTTTCTGTACCGCCAGGTTTTCTCATTAATTGCACAGCATCTAAACCAGGAGTTAACTTGTAATCAATATTAGGCGTTTGTAAAATACCATTTCTCAACACCCAAACATATTCAGCAGATACTGCTGTTTTTTCAAGTTTAATATAACCTCTCGACAAGCTATTCTTTTCAATATATTCATCTGAACCAACTGGTGCGTGTGTTGTGTAGTATACAACATCGTAAGTGTTTCTTCTTATATCGTTTATGTCATGATTACTAAACACATAAATGTTTACATCACTTCCAGCAGCAGGAACTTGATCTAATGTCAAGTTGTCACTTTCCACACATTCAATTTTGCTAATAACAACTTGTGTACTATCAACAAGCGAACTTGCAATAACTGGAGGTGTATCATCTAAACTTTTAATTTGTATTAGGTCTCTAAGGTATCCTTGAAGTTTAATTTTTACCTCGCTACCATTTCTTGTAAAAGTTTCAACGGTTGCTACTTGGGTTGTACTATCGTCAGTTGTTGCAAATTCAACAACATCGCCTTGCTCGTAATTGTTAATTGCATCACCGTTAGTGATTGTAACAACGGTATCTACAAAATAATATTCTGCATCACGTACTACATATATGTCAAGCACTTGACCTGCTAATCCAACGGTGTTACTTAATAATTGTACTCTACCATTAATTGGATCATACAAATAATCTTGTGGTCCTAATTTTTGATCGTTTACGTAGGCAAAAACATCGCTGTTTCTAATTTGAGTAGGATCTTCAAATTGCCATAGATCAATTGGATATGCACGTTCTGTTGTTAATGTATGTCTTGTTTTATAGCCAGGATTCAAAAACTTGTTATCAACTGACACAAGTATTCTATGAGATAAAGGCATTGCTACACCAGGTAGCGGTACCATAGGATCTGTAGTAAACCTGTGTACTCTGTTTACGCCGTCTGATACAAATGTTTGATCAACAAGTAATTGACTATATTGATTTGTTTCACCTTCATACAATGTATAATTTACAATATCTCCTGTTTGTAATGGCACAGGAAATTCTATAACACAAAATCCGTCTGCATCTTTTTGTAAACTATAATTTGCAGGATCTGTTGTAAACTGCAATGTACCATTTAGTGTAACAAATCCGCTCATGTCATTTACAAATTTAACATTTGTAGGAACTAGTCTAGTGGTGTTATCTACAGCAATATATTGATCAGTGTCAATGATATTTTTACCATTTGCACCAATTGTTAGTATGCTTAGTAATGCATTGGCTTCCCATGCACTACTATCGGCTAATCTAATTGTAGCAGTTTCCCAATCAATTGTGTAGTCATTACTATCCATAACATAATTGTTTAATTTTACAATCATGCTTGTATCTGCTTGTGGATATTTTACAAAATCATATTCAATTGTTGAGCCATCTGTTATATGAGTTTTAACACTTATAACACCTTGTCCGTCATTTACAACATTGTAAACTTGCAAATCCATTGTGTCTAAAACTTGTCCGGGAACTTGTTCTTCGGGACCTTTACTTGTTGTTTCTGTAACAAATCCATCTCCGTCAACAACAATATCTCCAGCATCGATACCGTTAGCAGTAGTATATTCAAAATTACCGCCTTGTAAACTAACATCATATGCAGTTGTTTCAGGAGTAAAGCTACCATCACTAGTTGATTTACGCACAATTAAAATATCATTTGCAGCAGTTGTAACATAATCACTATCAAGGAATACGGTATTTGAAATACCGTCACCTGTAATAGTTACCATTTTAGCGTTTGGATTAGCTGTTGCACTACTACCATCGAAGTTTGGATCATCTATTCTTACATTATTCAAATATACATTATATTGAACATTTGATTCGAGTACATTGGCAAGCTCTACTACTTGTGTACTTCCATCTAATGTAATAATTTCATCTTCAAATGTTGTGTCAAAAGTATCAAAATCTAAACCAAATGGAGAAGCTTCAAAACCTCTGTCTGTTCCAAAGTCAACACTATCAAGTTGCACACCGCCATAATCAATACCATCCATAAGCTGTGATAAATCTTTTCCCAACATACCAGTTTTAGGATTATAGAAATAATTAATTCTATCAACTGCATGTAACAAGTTTGTTGATTTTTTATACTCAACTACGATTGTACTTGTATCAACAGGTGCATTTGTAAATGTAATTTTACCTAAGTATCTATCGTAACCTTTTGAAGTATCTAAGGTGTTAGAAACTACATAATCATTTGTAAGTAGCTGTTCGTTATTGACAAAGATTTTCGTATCTGCCTTTTTTGTGCTCATTGGCCACTTAGTTGAAAACTCGGTTTGGCCACCATTTCCTGTAAATGTTTGTGTTTCGTCTAATGTAGAGAACAAGTAATTACCTGTAATTCTATCAAACTTAACTAACATATGTGTCCTTCTCGAAACACCGTTGCCTATGATAGCGTATGCTTTTGCAGATGAACCGCCTTCTTCAACACTTCCGTTAATTTCAACCGTAGGTGCTGAGTAATATTTTGCACCTGTTGTATTAACATCTATTAAGGTAATTTTGCCGCCGCCTACTCTAGCATAACCTGTTAATGTAGGACCGCCGCCACCTGATACTATTACATTAGCTGTATCCGTATACAAGTTTCCTGCATTAGATATTACAAATTTGGTAATTTCATATCCAGCATTATCTAACCAATGTTTTTGAGGATATGTTGTAATTTCATTATCATAGAAAACAATTTGATTGTTAATAACTTTAACTAAGTCTGTGATAATTTTACCTTTATCTGCATCATATCTAGGAGGAACATCAAAATCTGTAATTGTAGTTCTTGTTGGATCAACTTTTTCATAGGAACTAATATATTCTCTAACTTTTGTTGAGAATGGTTTTACTTCATTGACGTAATCTTGATAATTTGGCAAGTTATCGTTTTGATAAGTAATTTTTTGTTCTAGTTCTCCAACATTGTGCTTTGCTGTAACTAAACTTGTTTTAAAGATCCAATCAATACTTGGTTGCTCTGCAAGTGCATATCTAACACTGCTAAAGAATAGTTTGTTCCATTCCACTTCTAACTGATCTACAAAAATATTATCTCGTAAAGCGTACATAATAATACGTGTTTCGTTGATCGGTTCTCTATCGTAAAGAACTGCATCATAAACTTGATTATCAAAACCACTTGTCTGATTGTTGTATAATAGTTGGCTAATTTGTATTGTTCCGTTTTGTCTACCAATAGTTTTATAATTTACGGTGTAATCTACTTCGGCTTGATTATCAATTTTTTCTAACAATAACCAGCCTCCTGAACCAATGTTTTCTATCTTTACAACACTACCAATTCTATTGTTTAATGAAGATAGTGCATATGCACCAGGCACAACTTCATCAATTGCTGTTGTTGCATTGTAACCTGTAGCATACCAATCTACATATTGCCAGTATCTAGTTACGTCATAACTTTGAATATATTGTCTAAACCAATCACGAGTTGAGCTATTCCAAGAGTACACACTCCAAAAACCGCTAATTGTGCTGTCGTTTTCAACTAAGACACTGAACGGACGAACTACAAGTGTAGTTGTATCTAAATAATTTTTTCCGCCATTTACAACTTCTACACTTGTAATTTGTCCAATTTCATTTATGTAAGTTTGCAGTTCTGCGTTTTCGCCTGTGCCAACTATTTCTACCACTGGACCTTTTCTAGCACCAGTGGTATAATTTGGATCGATGTAACCTCTACCTTTATTGGTTATTGTAACTGCTGTTATTACACCATCAACTATAGTAGGTGTTAGTTTTGCTTGTGTAATTTTTGCAGTACCTACAAATCTCAACAAGTTTTCAGATGCAACTTTTGTATCCCATGCTCCACTAAATTTACTTGGTGCAGCATCTATTGAAAATAATGGCGAGATATCAAATTCATCAACAATTAAATTGTTTGAAAATACATTGTTAACTCTTTCTACTATTTGTTTTAATGCTTCTGTTTTGTTTACAAACATAGATTGTAGAGGGCTATCTAAAATACCGTATCTTCTTCCTACACTCACATCGAGTGACGGAATTTGATTTTGTTGTGCATCGTAGCCTACTAAACTATCAACCCATTTTCTAACGGTATTATCAGATGGTTTGCTTGATGCTAACCCTTCAGTTAGTAATTTATATTCTGTATGAATATTATAATCTAACGCATCTTCAATAGCATTGTAGTTAACATGCAAAATTGTATCGGTATCTTTTATTAAACTTCTTACATTGTGTAATGATATTTTATTTTGATCTAATAGTAAAGCAAACCTATATCCATTACCTGCTGGATCAGAAATTAATTGAGATACTGATTGAGCACTAATTTTTCTTGATTCAACATCAGGAGTAACTTTTTTATTTTTAACCCAATAAAAATACTGATTACTAAAAGTTTGACTGACAGGATCATAAACTTTGGTTGTAGTGTATTGACTATCGCTGTATTTAGATTGACCGCTTATGTTATTTGCTAATCCTTCAACCGTGTCGGCAATTTCATCCCATTCACTTGGTAAAAGATCTGATTGTATCCATTCATAAACATCAACTTCAAACCCCGGTATTACTTTATTCCAAGTGTTTGATTTATATTCAATATTACCTTGATAAGGATTAAACCATTTAACCGTGCTTAAATCCCACCATAACTTTCCAACTTGTGTTGAATCCCATATATTTGAATCTGTAATAAGTCCAACGTTATAAGTTGCAGGGTCGTAGTATGTTTTGTAACTTAGTTCTTGTTCTGCAGGTCCTGCAATTCTACCTTGAATAGGGTCTAATACATCTAAGTATGTGATTAAGTCACTTGTTATTTTATCATACAAATAGACGCCGCGAATTTTATCAATGTTTACATAATTTTCACCAACACTATTTGTCATCCATGCATTTGCACCTCTTTCACTTCTAAAGTCAGTGACAAAACCACGTTTAGTATTATTTTCAGCAAACGGTGCAGATAGATAATAATGGTTGTCAACAAAGGTAACAAACGGGTTCCTTGCATCTGCAAAATTATTAGCATAACGCATTTTTTCAGCATAGACTAATTTGTTGTTTAATGGTTCAAAAACATAAATTTGTCCAGTGTCGTATTCTACATCAGTTAATTCTGTTGCCTTGTTATCAAAATATGTTAAATTGCTATCAAACGCAATAGTATATGAAGTATTTCCATTGACACTCATAACTGCAAGTTTGTTGCCAAAGAAATCTACTTTTACACCAAACTCTTCATTTTTCTCACCATCAGGAGAAAGTAACTCTTGATCCAGTACAAATTCTGTGTTATTATATTTGTAGACATATACTTTACCATTATTAATACCGGTGTCGTCTGCTTTAATTGCTCCTATTGCAACTTTTGATCCGTCATCACTAATTGCAATACTTGCTCCAAATAAAATATCATCTAACGGTGCATCTAAGTTTTGTGACCAAACAAATCTATTATTAGCATATCTATAAACACTTACACGATATTCTGTAGCAGCAGTAATGTATCCGCCGATTACTAAAACATCTCCGTTTCTACTTACATCAAAATTTCTACCAACAGCAGTTGCTAAATCAAACTCACTACTATCTTCATCTAATAAGTCTCCGTCGCCTGCACTAGGAATGTATCCTAAATAATCTATTCCTGCGCTAAGTAAAGTCCATTGACTAGAATTAAACGGATCACCTGCTAATACCGTTGTGTTTGCTTGATACAAATCACCATCATAATATACAATTTCATTTTCTATATATTTTGATATGGTTAACCATTCGCCTTTGTAGTTTTTATCTTTTGTGAATTTAATTTTATTATAATCATCTTCTTTGTTTTCTGTAAAATAAACTCTACCATTGTCTGTAGCACTACGAATAAAAGTTCTGTATCTAAAATCACTAATATTTTTTGACTTTAATGCAAGACCAAATTTTTCATCTGCAACAGGTTCAGGTGAAACAAATCTTTCTAATAAGTTAAAACTATTGTTTGTATCTTTTTTATAAACACTTACATATCCCATATTATTGTAAGGAATAGTATAACCTTCTGCATCAATGTTAATAACATCAACTTCTTCCCAATCTTGACTTAAAAGATTGATTGTGCTACTTTCTGGAATAATGTCTACTTTGGCTCTCCAAAGAGTACCTTTTTGACTTACTATGTCTCCTGTTTCATATGCACCAGCTGGATCTAATACGCCGCGATATCTTGTTGCAACATTTGATGCATCAGGAGAGCCTACAAACAAATAATTTGAATCTGGTGATATAGAAACACTAGTACCAAATTTACCTAAAGGATCAAATAATAATTTTGCCATATCTCCTCTAGTAGTATGTACTAAAGGATTGTAAACATATGCACCAAATCCAGTTCCGTCTACAGAAGATGTTAATGCCCCATCATTATACAAATTAAGTGTAGTATCGTCAACAACTTCTATGTAATAGTTGTTGTCGTTAATATCAGTCATACCTGGTACATTTGTAAATCTTACTCTTCTACCGTCAACTAAATTATGATTTTCCGATGTAGTAATTACAACAGGATTAGTTTGAGTAGCATTTGTAATTTCTATAGAAATTTGATCTACTGGAGATAGAGTTTGTATTAGTACAAAATCAGACGCTTCGCTAAGTCTTGCATAAATGTAAACTTCGCCATCTTCGTATTCAGGTGCGCCAACAGCCATTATTGTATTATTATCGCTTACTGCAATAACGCTACCAAAACCAGTATCTCCTGTTCTAGGGTTTAATAACTCTTTTTTGAATTCAAAAACAGGTTTGTTATCAAACACTTCAAACTTTCCTGTTCCGTTGTCATCTACCCAAATACGTTCGTTATCTGTAATATCATATTTTTGCACAATATCATTAATATTTTCAGATGTTGTAACACGTCTTGAATTCATTTGTGTAACAATACCTAATGTGCTATCTGACAAGTCTATAAACTCATCTGATATAGGTGTATCAAGATATATTTCCATTTTGTTATATGTAATATTTCTTGCTAACCAAAAACCGTTTATTTCATCGTTTATGTTGTTAAAACCTACAATTTCGCCATCTGCAAATGGAACAGGTTTATCAAATTGTGCTTCAAACCCGTTGGCTGTTTGTGTAATAGACAAAATTCTAATAGGAGATTGAATATGCTTGTATACATTCCATGTCTGGTTATTTTCTGGAACCCATACATAATCTCCTATGTCAACTGAATCAACATCTAATGCTAAAATGTCTACAAAAGTTTTTGCAATAAAATCAATTTGATCTAATTTTACATAACCACCAGTTTTGCTATATTCTTCTTCTCTGTAAATAACAGGAAATGGTTCGTTATTATACTCTGTTGTAGAAAGATATATGTCTTTCTTAGGATACTGGTAAACTAAATCTGTTCTAGTATTATTAACACTTTGTACTAATTCAATAGTTTGAGGTTCTATTCTAAATTTGCTTTCATCAAGTTGGAATTCAACTTCTTCATAACTGCTAGTAGCACCGTATTGTCCGACACGAATTGCCCATTCTTCAAAGAACTCTAAACTATCTTTATCAGCACTGCCTAGTTTATCAAATAATTTAGTTAATGCATTATTTGTGCCTTTGTCTTGAATAAAACCTTGATAGAATTTATACTGACTAACATCATCTTGAATAATGTTTTGTAAATAATCTCTTTTTTGGTACCCAATCAAATGCTGTGCAAGTCTTTGTTGTTCGCTATCAAAATTATCTGTATCTAAATCGTAAAAATCTGTAAACTGATTCGCTTTATAATCCCAGTTAGGCGTTAAGGATTTTTGAGGACGTTCAGGTAAACGTTGCCATAAACTATAATTAAATTCTTCAGTACCGCTGTGCTTTACATTTGCAGAATAATAAAATTCTTTAAATTTAACTAAATCTCCAATTTGGTAATCTTTCCAACTTTTCCATTCTGTAACTTTAGAATCATCATACGTAAATCCAGGAATGTTTAAGCTACCGTTCCATCCGTCTGTTCTATAACCTACAACTTTTAAACGTTCTTGTCTATAACCAGTTTCAGGATCATATATTGTATCATTGAAAACCGTTTTGTTATCTAAAATAACAACATGCTCTTTTTGAATTAAATTTAATTTACAGAAATAGATACCTTCATTATCAGATTTTAAACTAAACAAATTTGTTTTGTCTCTAGCAATATTAGACTTTGCATTTTTAATAGGTTTTTTTGATTCGTTTAAAACTGCTCCAGTAATAGAATCAAAAATATTATCTACAACAAAATATTCACTACTAAACAATAATCTATTAGCACCTGGACTTAATGTTATAACACTATTTTCTGACCAGTTTTGTGTGGTCCAGAATAAAAATTCTTTAGCACTTAAACTCCAATTTTCTATAGCATTAATTGAAGAATTATAATAATCAAAAACAAATCCTTGGTTTTGTAATTGTTTACCATATCCAATGATAAAATCAACTACTTCTTGCACACTCGGTAAAATTGTTCCATAGTCTAAAACGCTTACTTGACTTTCAAAGTTTTTACGTAATGTTGCAGTTACACCGCCGACAATAGGTAAACTTGATAATAAAGAAAATTTAGAACTATCAAAATCATTTGTACTAGTGTGTGTTTGATTAACTCTATAGTATTTGTCTTGGTATTGAACTATTTTTCCAGCAACATAAATTTTGTTTTCTGCCCAAGGAATAAAACTTTCACTTATACCGCCAACACTAAAATTAGGATCATTGGCTGTTGTTCTATGTGCAAAATATTTGAATGTTGGATTTTGATCATCAAATCCATTAATTTTATATCCGCCGCTAACTCTTTCAATTATTATACCACTATAAGTTACAACATCTAACACACTGCTTTTACGTAAACTAATATCATAATTTTCAAAAGGAACAAATACATTTCCTTTATTCAACGGTGTTTTGCTGTCCAACACAAGTTTTAATTTATTTTTATCTGCAAATCCTGCAAGTTTAAATGCAATTTTATTATCAAATGTTTGTATGTTGGTAATGTATTGACTATAATCAGCATCAACGTTTGTGTTGCTATATTCAGTAATCCAATTTACAAATCCACCAGTTATGCAATATCCATCATCTAATTCTTGTTGAGGAAATTTAATATCTTGTAATCTTATTGTTTTGTTAGTATCTGCATAAATTAAATCGCCAGACAAATCTCTAGTGATTCTGCTTCTGTCAAAACCAACACCGATTACATGAGAAGGTTTTAAAACGATAGCTGCTACCATTAAACTAAACGGATATCCGCTACTACGTCTCCATGCTGTTTCAGTAGGACCATGATCACCAAATTTGAAAGGTAAAAAATTAGATGTTGTATAACTGAAAGATCTTGAATATCCAGACTCAACAGGGGAAACAACTTGCCCATTGCTATTTACAGGCAAATGCTTTAACAAATTTGGACGAACATATTTTGGGTTTATTCTAACAGGTTTATTAGGTTCTCTAATTATACCTTTTGACAAGTCGTTCCATAAAACTAAGTTGTCTGAAGTATACGGCGCAGGACCATACTGCGCTTCCCACCATGAAGGTTTTATACTAAAACCAATCATTTGCCAAGGTGTTAGGTGCGGAGTATCTGTATCATACGCAAACTTGTATACTCCTCTCCAAAATCCTGGTAGTTGAACATTACTAGGACTTGTACTTAATCTATAATTGTAAGTAAAAGGAGAACCAAATGTTACAAAATCATTATTAGTATAATCTTTTACTTTTGCAATTTTATTCCAATCAAGAAAATCTTTAATCATGATTGCATCTATTTGCCTATTTGTAATTTTAGTATTTCTATTTTGTCCACCTATAATATCATGAATGTCAAAGATACTAGTGTCATAGGCAACTTTTAAATTGTTGAAAATACGCTTTTCTAATTCTAAAAGTAATTCATCTCTGTAATCGTTAAATGCAACGGTTAAACTACCATCATGTCCTTGTATTACTTGAGTAGGTGTGCTATAAGATGTATCTAAAAACTTTTTTGGTTCAAATGCAGGATACATTCCAATTTTAGTCGGAGTAGGAGGTACAAAGCTACCTTCTGTATTAGCGTATTCAAAAATTTCAATTTCGTCACCATTTGATAAAGTTGATGTAATTTTTACAAATCCATTTTCATCAAATTCATAATCAATACCGTGAGTTAATTGAATGTTATTAACATAAACGTTTACAGCTTTGTTGCTAATTTTTGTTTTATCAAAAAGTTCTGATAATGCATAATACTGATTTCTAAAATCTAAAACTTCATAGGAAAGTTTTTTAGAACCGCCAACACCTAACATGTCTGAGCTGTAAAAAGGCATACGTTTATTTTTTTCAGAGTTTATAGAATAAAATATTTGATCTACTTGTTCTTTTACATTTCCTGTAAAACTATTTTCTTTTGCCACTTGTAAAAATAATCTTTTGAACTTTGTATATTCATTTAATGCAAATCTTGCTGCATTTACAATGTTATTTTCTTTTGATACTAAATGATATAGTGCTAAATTAAACGGACCTGAATGTTTTACAAATTTTCTTCCAAATGGAATAATGTCTCCGAGATCTCTTAAATTATTTTCACCGGGATGAATACCAGAAAAATTAGATAGCTCTTGTACTAAACCTTCTACGTGATCGTTTACTTGACCTAATGTAAATTCTATTATATTATTGTTTAATGGATTTCTTTCAAAGTTATGAGGTATTTCATAATATCCATTTTCATTTTTGTTTGCACTACTATATGTTTTAACAATTACAATGTCTGTAAATTCTATATTTTTATTAAGAACAATTTTACGAACATTATTTTCATTTATAAATGCATAATCAACACCAGCAATTTTATAATCGTTATTAACAAATACTCGCACATCAATATCAGTTAAATTTGCACTATTTGTGTAAACATCAATAGGAAAATTATTAGTAAATTCTTCGCCGGTGTATTTTCTTACAACATATTGTCTACTTTTTCTATTGGCTTTTTTCCATGCATTTACTAATGTAGTTCCATTATCAGTTTTCTTTAAAAATAATGTATCGCTAGAAATAGTGCCAGTAGTGTTATCAATTTTTTCATAGCTATAAGTTTTATTCAACATAGAAAAATCAAATACAATATCACCAATATTAACAAAGTTTTGATAAGTTAATGGAAATCCTAATTCTGTATCGTTAGTTCCTTCTCCAACTCTGTAATTAAAAATTCTATTTCCAGTAAAATCATTATTCAAATAATAGTTTGTATCACTTATACTATATCCGTCTTTGTCAAATAAATCAAATAAAGGTGCTTGATTAACACCTGATTTATCTTGTGCTAATTTCCACTCAGTTCCGTTGTACCAAAAACTTTTGCCGCCGTTTTTGTTACCTTGGCTTGCAAGTATTGTTTGATCTAAAATAGGATCGGTATCATCAGTTTCAATTAATGCAATTTGTTTTACATTGTTATGTGTAATAAATTTAACTTGGAAAATTTTTCCGTTTACAAGATAATCTTGATCTGCTGTAAACAAAACACGCATGCCTTCCGCTAAATCTATTCCATCAACATTATATCCTACACTGCCTTCGATTGTAGACATTACATCTTTTGTAAAATTGTCAACAAGATTTACGTTTTGTTTAAATGTAGTGCCGTGATTGTATAAACGTAAATTTGGCTCAAATTCAATAATTGGACGTTTTGCTCTTGAACTTTGATCTAATTCTAAAAGTTGATTATTAATCTCAGCACTTTTAACAATTACATCTCTATGGAACCATTTGTTATATCTAGCCCATGCATTTTTACTATTATCTCTTCTAGAAATCACAAAGTAATCTTTTGTTCCAGCAAATGTTGTTGCATCACTAAAAGGTACTCTATCAAAACCATTAGTATCAAACGGAACGAAAGTGTTGGTTGTAAATGTAGCAGGAACTTCTAAACTATCAACCGAAATAAGTTGAATTTTTGATCCTACTCCTTCTACATAAAACAAACCGTTAGCATATTCAGCAGGCGTAACTTCGCCTGTAAAATACACTTTCATTCCATTGCTAAATTCCCACCCTGATTCTGTAGTATAAGTTTTTTTACCAATAATTTCTTCTTCAACATTTATTTCAGTATTTTCCTCAATGTCGAATATGTTAAAAACACCACTTGTGTTAATATCGTTTTGACTGATGTAATATAAAGTGTCTGGTGCATTAGTCGGAATAGTAAATTCTAATACTCCATTTTCAACAAAACCTTCTTTAATATAGTCATCTTTGTCAATTACAGGATTATCAGTTTCATTATGTGTAATGGTTACACCGTCTGTAAAAGGATTAATTATTAAAGCACTATCTTCAAATACACCACTTTGATATGCACGTGATAAAGCAATACCAAAAGGATTTCCTGGTGCGTTTACTTCAAATCTATAAGTTTGTCCTCTAAACAATTTTATAGATTTATTACGTGTCAGCCCATCTGGTGTAATTAAAAATGCAGTATTGTCATCATCAACTACCGTTTCAACTACATAAGTGCTAGTTACTTCTTTGCTTTGTCCTCTTACAGGAACTTCTTGAGGCCCATTTGGCAGCCAATAATATTCACGGAAATTTGTAAATTTATCAAAATCAATGTGAGGATCCCAAGCATAAAATTCTTGTTCAAAAAGGTTGTTATGATTGTCAATAGTACCATTAAATGATTTTAATGTGCCTAACATATCAAGGTAGTCAGCATCAAAATTTACATTTCCTAAAATATCAGTTACAACACCAAAAGTTTCTAATTGATAATCTTCTCTATTTTTTGTAATGTCTGCAACATATTGATCATTAATATTTGCAGCTTTAGCTTCTCTACGTCCAACAAAACCGTTGATCTTTTCTACTACACCAGGATTAGTAAATTGATCAAGTGTAGCACTTAAAAACTTTTTGTTTTGATCAGTCCTAAAATATCTCGGTAGCAAAGCATCGTTGTTTCTTTGCTCGTTGCTATTTTGTGGAATAGGATATTCGTTTTGATTATCGTTGTAAGCCATTATTAGCTATTGCCTCCAGTATAATAGGTAGTAGTAACTTCACTTTGTATTCCTGTGTTTAATACTTCGTCACTTGTAACAACTTTACCTGATGCTTTAAGTCTAGTTGCAGTTAATGCATCAATAATTTCAACATCTTCAACTGCTGCTGCACTTATAAAAATTTCATCATTTTCACTTTTTATTTCATATAAGCTACCAAACACTTGTGTTTCGTCTCTTGGAACAAGCACAATATTACTTACATCTGGACTTAGCTGTTTCATAATATAAGTTGCTAATTCACTAAAATAAAATGTTTCACCAAAATCCCAATTTTCTAATGCAAAAAATTCATTTATAGCACTAATTGTTCTTGATTTTACGTCATTATCATTTACAACTCTGTTTGGATTTTTAACAATTTTAATATCAGCTTGTAAATCAACAGGTGCTTGACTTCCAAACAATGGTTTATATTTTACAGGATGATAAACCACTTCGTCACTTACACTTTTAATTTTATTAATTTCAGCACCATAACTTAAATACAATGCATCACTACTTGGCGGTAATGGTTTTACACTAACTTGCCCTGACAAATATTTTCTATAATTTTCATCATAATTTTTAGTAAGCAAATAAACATCCATTATGTTACTACTACTTGGATCAATTCGTCTATTTTCAGCAGCGGCATGAACATAATCAAATCTAATTTTATCTCTACCTACATATGCAACATAATCCACTGAAAGTGTAAGTGCTGTTTTTGTTGAATTAAAGACCTTGAAAATGTCCTTTGTTTTTATGTAGAATACCGCATCTGCATCATATTGACTATAAGCACCTATACCGCTTTCAGTTTCAACAATAGTAATTTTTGCTTCGTCTTTGTCAATATAATTAAAATTTTCACTGCCATTTTGAACAACTTTTTTACCAAATACCAATTTTGTTAAAGGCGATGTGTCTGGCTGTACTATATGCACAAATAAATCAGGATCGTCAATTACTCCGTCGTTGTCTGTATCGATAAAACTTAATTCTAATTTTTTACTATCAACATATCCTGCTTTATTTCTAAATGCAGCACTAACTTGCCAAGTCCAATTTTGTGTAAAATTAATTAAACTATCTGGTTGATTATTGTTGCTTAGTACACTAATACTATCAGTAACAATTTTTCCTGTTTTACTATCATAAATTCTATCTAATCCATCAAAATAAAATCTAATTTGCTCATCGCTTTCAAATACATATCTTGTACCGCGACTTTTAATTGTATATTTTTCACCATTAGTTTCAAATAATAATAACCAACTAGAATCTAATTGTTGATTACTTGCATCTCCAGTTTTACTTGTACTAAAATTATCTTTTGTGTTTAAATTATTTGCAAAAACTACGGCCCATTCTCTACTATTTGTATCATAACGTAAACCAAAGGTTTTGTATGCAAATGTTTGATCGATTATTTCTGTAATTACATCATCATTTATTGTAATATTAAGTTTTGGAATAATTTCACCAATGCCGCAACCGTTAGGAATTTTTTCATTAAACACAATCGGTCCTAATCCGTTTTCGTCTGCACCTGTTCCATCTTCTGTAATAGAAACAACTTTTGCCCAAATATAATTTTTATCGCCAAGCACCGACGGTGTTCCTGTTTTTAAATTATTGTATTTGTCAAAATATTGATTTGCGGGAGGTAAAAATTTAATTAAAGAATCTTTTTCTACAAATTTCATTATTCCTGATGTAAATGTTGATACTTGTACTGAAATGTCAAACTGATCAATAAATTTGCCAGTACCTCTATTTGTTTCATTTGAAGAAGACGACCATGAGTACCCTAAATCTTGTATACTTTTGTTTCTATCAAAATTATCAAAGTAAAAGTTTTTCACATATGTATTTTTGATAATAGGTACTATTTGATTATATATTACACCTTCAATATCAGTTCTATTTGTAAATTCAAAACTATCTTTTGAATCTATGTTTTCTTTATATAAACTTCCGTCATCACCAAACATCAATGTGTTACTATATTTTCCAGTAGCATCTTTCAAATCGTAATATCGACTAATACCGCTACTAGTTCTGTTCACACTTTTTGCTTTAATAATTTGTTGGCTAACACCTAAAGGACCAACATTATAATCTTCTGCTGTAATTAATCTATTTTGAGTGTAATAATTACTAGGAGCATTTATTTTAATGCTTTCGTTTGACTCTTCTGCATCTGCATTTTCAACAACTGATTTTAATTCTAAAATAATGTTTAAAGTTTCTTGTGTACCGTTTTTACTTACATATGGAATTTGCAAATTAATACCAATTAAATCACTTGGTAAAATTTTGTAACTTTCGTTTTCACTTTGACGATAGTATGCTTTAAATTTTCCTTTTGGTAATTCTCCAAACGTGCCATCACTAAAAATTAAACTAATACGATTGTTAACTCTACTTAAAACACTATAGATTGAACGTATACCTTTTGATATACTATTGTATATAATATTATTGCCTTCGGTATTTGAAACTTTATTCCAAAGGTCTGATTCTGTTTCGTTACTATCTAATTTGTAAAGCCAAATATCATCATTGTTAATATTATCAGCATCAATATTAATAATTGTGTTAGGTGTTGAATTACTTACAGCAAAAGTTGTATTATTTAAGGTACCTTGTCTAAAATGAACAAAGAAACCACTATTTGAGCTGCCTGCACCTTGTCCGTTGTCACGATATAAAAATCCTAATCTATTACCAGGATAGGGTGCTTCTTCAACAATACTAGATGTATCGTTATCAATACCTGTGCTAACAATTTCAAATCTTTTTGTTGTTCCGCTTACTAACTTACTAAAGCTGTATACTGGAACATCGGTATTATTACTATTAAATCTGTATTGTTCTGTACTAACACCATCAATTTGCATTTTACTAACTGGTCTACCAAAAACATTATTAGCAGGTAATGCAGCATTTAATATTTTAACAAATTGCTCATACCAATTAGGATTGGTATTGTCATTCCAAATAATACTTTGGTTGGCAAGATTATTTCCATTGCTGTCTACAATATCTTCTGTGGTGCTTATTGTTTCAAATTTTAACAAGCCACTAGCAGCAATATTACGATTAGAATTATAACTAATTAATCTTGCTAAACGTAAAATACTTTCTCTTCTATCTGCAAGTTCGATATAGTTTTCTCTTGCATTTAAGTCTGTACGGAAAGCAAGGTTTTGACCTAAAAATGCAATCAAATCGATTAAGGCAAGATATTCCGAACTTTCAATATAATCATTGAAATCTTCAGGATAATTTTCCCTAATGTAATTAATCATTGTTCTACGCAAATTATCAAAGTCATAACTTTGGAAATCTGCATATCTAAAACTCTGGTAAATTGTTTTCCAATCTTCTGCCAGAAGTAATCTATTTTGCCTGTCGGTTGTTGACATTTGCACTTATCCTCGCTGTATAGTATATTTACCTGATATGATAAAGTGCGTAGTTTAAATTAAACCGTTGTTTTGATCAAATCTTAATCGTAATGTTTCTGTAATGCTGTATGGCAAATATGTAATACTACAATCAATTTGAATACCACTTTCGTATGTATCAATAATAATATCTTTAACATTAACACGAGGATCATAATTTATTATTTCTGTGACATTTTTAATAATTGCTTGTTTTACATCTTCTGTAAACGGTTCAAAAAGTATATCCCAAATAATTGTTCCAAATTTAGGATTTTCTAACTTTTCTCCTTGACGAATATGGAAATGATTTATAATATCTTGTTTAATAATTGCAATATCATATAAATTAAAGTTTTTTGAATTAGCTACCGTGCTAATACCTCGATAGGTTTTACTTGCAGGAATAGAATCTTTCTTTCCTTCAATGGTAATATTTTTGTATAAGGGTTTTTCACTTGTAGCCATAACGTATTTATTCCGTTATTAAGAACACAGATCCATTAATTACTTTGCGTACTTGTTCTATTCTTTCATTTGTAGTTTGCTTACGCAAACCGTATCTACCATTAGATTTTCTTATGATTTCTTTATCAAATTCGATAGCTGCTTCTCTTGCATTTGAATACAATTTGTCAAATAAAGGATCGTTTATAGTTGGATTACACAAAGTGTGCAATTCTCTTGCACGATCAGATACATTTTTACACGCCACTGCTGGATGTTCGTCAAACTCTAAATTTGCTGCTATTGCAACAGCATCTACAGCAGAAATGTTTGGCTTTGATCTTATTGCTCTATTAACTAAATTAGCGCCCACACCAACTGCTGCGGCCTGCATTAATGCTTTTTGATCTGCTGGCAATCTATTAATAGCACCATTAATGTTTGAAACTAATCCACCAACATCTCTGGTAAATTGTCCAAAAACTGGGCCTACACCTGGTATAGACGATATTGCCTTTCCAATTCCTTGTGCAAGACCGCCAGCTGCTTGTCCTAATGCATTACTTAAACCTCCTAGTGCTCCATTTAGCGCACCGCCAAAAGCACCTCCAATACTAGCTAATGATCCTGTAAGTCCTGTGCTGTTTAGTAATCCACCTAAAGCACCACCTAACATAGCACCAAATATATTGCCTCCGCCTATACTAGACAAACTTCCTTGCACACCTTGCAAAAAACTATCAATTGTTATTTCAACAGCTTCTCCTGCTGGATCAACTATACTTGTACGTTGAGGTGCATAATTGCTTGCTGGACTTGTGCCACTAAAAGTGACACCACCAGCACCGCCAACACCTCCAAAACTACCAAATGCTTCTCCTAGAACACCTTGTAAATTAGGTAATCCCGGTAAATTAGGTAATTGCGAAAGTGCACCTTGTAATTGTCCTACAGCATTACCAATTAATGCATTTGCTGCGCCACTTACTGCACCTTCTAATGCACCTTTTAAACTGCCCCCTGTTGCAAGAGCACCTACAGCACCAGTTAATGCACCTGCTGCTGCAATATTTCCTTGTGTTATATTGCCAATAGTAGCATCTACTTGTCTATTTGCAAGTCCAAATGCACTTTGTCTAATAGTGCTATCAATACGTCCTAAGCTGCCTTTTTTAACTGGAAATGTTGCCATGTTGTTACCCTCATAATATTTATTCTAGCTCGTTTAATGGCGTTCTATCAGTATGTACAGGTCTACCTTCCATATGAATATCTTGACTTTCTTCAACTGCTTCAGTTTTATCTGGTGCAGTTTCAGGCGGATTCCAATTTTCATGTCCATCCCAAGGTTCGTGCTGTGGCACACGCTGCGGAAATTTTGCTTTAATTGCAGCGGTTGCTGTTTCAGCTTCGGGTCCATTCATATGAATAACAGCCGCAGTTTCGTAATGTCCGCTACTACTACTAATATGACTCTTGCCAGTACTTGTAATTTTTGTATCAACTGCTGTTGTTTCAAGAAAGTTGTTAGTTGTTATTTTTCCATCAACTCCTACTTTAACTTCCCAGTTTACTGCTGCTGTTTGATATATGTTAGATACAGCATTAAAGTTGATATTTCTGCCTGCTTCAAAATTAATATCTCTATCAGCAACAAAATTTAAATCATTTTCACTATGAATACTAATACTATCTTGAGCGTAAATATCAATCTTACCATTGCTTGACATTTCAATCCATGCTGTTCCTCTACTATTATTGATGTATATTAAATCTTCACTAGTGTTCATCATTATTTGAGCACCTGTTCTTGTACGAAGTTTAATCATTTCGTTTGCAGGTCTAGTTACATCGCCGCCTTTTTCACTAGCTTCTTTGTTCTTGTATTTGTAAGGTGTATCTGCTGGTGATCCTTCTCTAATTAATTTGTCATCGCCATCATCAATTACAATACTACTACTTCCTAGTCTGTTAACATGTACGGTTGCTCTGCTTTCTTTTAAACCAATTTCACCTTGAGGTGATCCACCACGTTTGTCTATTGGACCAGGAGAACTAAAACCGTAAACTGCACTTGGAAATTCACGTTGAGCACTTGTTGTGGTAATACCACGTATATCATCTTCAACTAAACCTTGTTCAGTTAATGCAGAAACTAAATCTTCATTTACCGGTCTTTTGTATTTTACGACATTATTAGTTTGAGGCTTGGTAATTTTTTTGTTGTACTCACCTGCAGGAAGTCTTTTTCCTTTTAACTCACTAGGAACAGGACCACTTAATTGTTCTGTACTTGCTTGCCCGCTCGGCAGCATAAATGTCATGCCAACTTCAGGTACACAACCAAACCAATAACCAAATTCTCTGCTACCTTCAACAAATGTACACAAAACAAGTGTGCCTGGATCAGGTGGAACTGCCCACCACCCGTAACTTTTTTGTGTATTTGAATAGCTGTCATTTTTTCCTAAGTGTTGGGCTCCAGTAACACCATAAAAAGGACTTGCATAATAAACAATTGCAGTTTGTCCTAATGTTTCGCCTTGGTTGCCTGCTTCAGTCATTTTAAGAAGTTCAACTTCTAACCCACCAAGATAATAAGGATCAGTGTGTTTTACAACTCTTCCAATATATGGACCACTACGAGATATTTCTGCACCAGAATCAGGTGTTCTAGTAAGTTCCGGAGTCATATTCTTTTTGTTATCCATAATTAAATGTCCTTATATGGCGACGGCATTTTTTGGCTTGTTTGTGCTTCAACAACTTTATTAGAATTCGCTGCACCATCAACACCCAAATCTTCTGGTTGATTTCTTCTTCTTAATAATTTAAGACGTTGTGTGAATTGATTTTGTCGCACAATGTTTTCAATTTCTATAACTTTATATAGTCCACTAAATGCACCTACAGGTACCGTATCCTCAGGAAATATCATGTTACCAAGTTCATTGTCATAATCAATAGGTGTTCTAAAGTTTAATATAACATCGCATTCACTTCTTTGGTATTCTATTTGCCCAGACGAAGTTTCATTTAAACTAGCTGCCGTATCAGTCCAATTTCCTAGTCCTGAATCAAACATATAGTAAGGATCACCGTGTATTTCTAAGTCAACTTCAACTAAATCTACACTACCTGATCCTAAAATTTGATCATGGAATTGTCTTGCCCAACGTATTGCACTATTATCAATGCCACTACCACCGTTGCCCATTGTACTTGTTGAATTAGTAAACATTTGTACGGTAGCACCTGACGCACTTATAGATCCTGCAGGGTTTGTATCCAGTGAAAGTGTTTGTACAGGTTGTTTTACTGCTCTGTTTTGTGTTCCGCCTTGTTTAAAATCATTTGAACCGTTATTTACATCACTTTGAACATATTGAAAGAAACTTGCGTTAAATCTAATATTAAAATTAAGTATGTCAATGTTTTTTCCTGTGTAAATGTAATTGTATTCTTTCACAGCATTATTTTTTAGTTGAACATAACTAGGACCTGGATCATTAGGTTTTTGGAAATGGCTAGTATGCACCATATATTCAGTAACTTTGTAATGATAAACCTTTGCATCAGTACCATAAACCGTTTCTTGGTTTACATTTGGTTTCAAATATGTTTCTGCATCTATTCTAAACCAAGGAACCATACCATTAGCATCAGGAGAACGCTGCCTTAATTCTTTTGCCCAAGCAGTTGTAAGAATTACTTCTTCTATCATTCTAGTAATTTTTGTTCCTGCAGGCCAAGAAAACATTCTTTCATCGTTGCTGATAACGTTTTTTGCTCTGGTCATAACTTTATTTTTTGCATCATAAACTTGTCCAGTTTGTGCCATAGGTGCTTGACCTTGTTCTGTAAAGTCTTCTACAATTTTACTTGCTCCAATGCTATTTGCACTGCCTTCAGATTGAGCAATTCTCGCTAAATTTTGGCCAATATTACTTTTCGTTAATACTTGACCAGTAATCATACTTAAAAATGCCTCAAAATTTTGTGGTGCTTGAGCTCCTAGGAAGCCACTTATGTTTTGAAAGAGTCCATTAATGTCTCCAGACTTGAATTGTGTTAGTAATCCTCCAAGTCCTTGTCCTAATCCACCAAGTAGACCGCCGCCGAAACCACCTAATGCACCACCTAACGCACCTTGAAGTGCGTTTTGACCAATATTTTTGTTTCCGCTTAATGCACCACCTATAACTCCACCTATTGCTCCTGCTGCAATTTGCCCAAAAATACCGCCTGACTTACTTTTCCGTCTTGTTGCACCTGTATTTGTATTTGATGAAGTTTGTGCTGCATTTGTTTTTGTATCAATGTCTGTAGGAAACGTAATTACAATTTCATCTGCTTCTAACAATTGATCTTGTTGTTTTAATTCTTGTAATCTACCATTTAAAATTGTTGTTAAACTTTGCTCTCCGTTTTGTAATAACTGAATTGAAGTTTTACCTTTGATTTGGATATCACTGCCAATACCTTGTACTTGATCGCTAAATGCTTGTTCATTCCAAGGCATTGCTTCTACAGAATAAGTACAACCACCTTGATCAACTTCAAATTCTATGTTTGTTATTTTAATTGGAAAATCTCTTCTAATGTTTTCGCCATTTTCTGTAACAAGAACATCACCGTCGTCATCATATCCAACAAATTCAACACTTAACATAAAAGGTGAAGCAATATAATTTCTATATCCGCTATTTGTTGCTGCAATTTGTAGTGTTTGCATGAATAAACCCATAGAATACGGTTCATAAATTGTAAATTCAAAGTAATTTGCGTTTGCAACACGAGATTTATTATTAGGCGCAACTAAACTTTTAATTGCTAAATTGTCTATAAAATATTCTAGCTTACCACCTATTAAATCTTCATAAATTGTGTTTACTTTGTTTGTTGCGCCACCGCCACTACGTAAAATAACATTAGCAGGAATATTATTTTTATATGTTTCATTAGGCATTGCCAACTCGTCTCTAGTTAAACAAGACAGAGTAAAAATAGTGTTGTAACTTGCAAAATAATTTAAAATATTTTCTTTTACCATTACAATCCTAGTTCTTGCGCCAAAGATGACGACTTAGGCAAATAAATTTCTACGCCAGGAATCATATCAAATACCGGATCTTTTAAAATATCCATGTTTCTTTGTGCAAATACCCACCATAGTTTACTTGTCCCATATAAATCAAATGCTAACAGGTCTGGCCTATGGGTATATTGCGCTTCTATTTTATACAGATAATCGTCGTCTTCTGCAGGAATAGGTCTGATTGTTAAAATATCTAGTTCACCTGACGTTGATATTGTAGTTTTTGACCAAGGACTGGTTTTTGTATAACTTGCCATTAGATGTATCCTTCATCAGATAATTGTCCAGCAACAAATTTATCAAAACTAAATTGTTCAACTTTTGATCTGCTGTATGTTGGTTTGAGAGTAAAGTTTAAGATACTACTTGTTGGTACATATTGAGTTTTACCTGCAAAATCTCCTGGTAAAGGTGCAACATTAGTTTCAATATAATCTACATTATTTGGAAGTTCTATTGTAAAACTAGTGCAAACCACAGGTACATTGTTCAATACATAATCTCCATACCCATTCAATTTACATAATGGAGGCGGACTGCCTTTATTACTTGTTTCACCATATGCCATTTTAGTAATACTTCTACCAAAATGACAAACTGCAAGCCAATATGCTGCATCTTGAGGTGTTTGCACAGGAAATTCACCTGCAACATTTATGTCTTCTGTTCTGCTGTGTTGATACACAGGAAAAGGATAATTATTATGTATAGGAGCCATTTCACCATACGCAGCCGATGTCACTAATGATATTTGAGGAACTAAAGGAAAAACAACTTGATAATCAGTTGCTGCTAATGGACGCAAAATTTCACTACTTCTAAAGGTGCTTAGGTAAGGAACACTAATTTTGACTCGCCAATCTGAACTTAATTTATCAGTATTAGCAAATCTTGCTGTAGAAGCATTTACAGAATCGTTTTCTGCACCTGCAGGACCTGTCCATCTTCTCGATCTACCGTAATCGTTGTAGTTACCTACACTTAGTTTTTGATTATTTTGATCAAATCTTTGTTGTTCTGGATTTCTAGTAACCATGATATCACTCCTATATAGTATTTAGTTGACAAAATTATCTACGTATATTATAATATTAAAAAGGACTATTTTTTTATGAGAAAAGTTAATTATCTTAACAATAAAGACATGCTTGCTGAAATACACAAATCGAAAAGCACGTTTTGTAGTTTTGTAGCACCTGAATATGCTACATACGACATAATTTTACCAGAAGTAGATAAGATTAATATCAGAACTATAGCAGAAGCAAAGCGTAATAAAGCAAAAAAACAAAGTCAAGCAGCATACGAAGAAGCTAAATCAGCTGGTAGAAAAGTTAAAATGGCTGATTTTGAAGTAGACTACAGAACAATTGAAAAAAACGAATTAATTTTTAGAATTATGACATTCGAACACGTTCCAGACGAGCCAGGACGTAAAAAGAATCCGAAATCAGTTGCAGACACTAAAACAAAACTAAACTTTCCGCCTTTTCAGCATTATAAATTTGACGAAGACGATAATTTAATATGTGTAGGTAAAAGCCACTGGCAAGGTGGTATGCAAAACGGACATTTTTCAAAAGATCACGGTAAAGCTACAGATAAACTAGCAAGAATGTGGATGAAATTATGTGATCGTTATGCAACACGTGGTAATGTACGTGGATACACATATAATGACGAAATGAAAGGACAGGCAATCCTTCAGCTGGCACAAATAGGACTACAATTTGATGAATCTAAATCCAATAATCCCTTTGCTTATTATACCGCTGCTGTTACTAATAGCTTTGTGCGTGTTATTAATATAGAAAAACGAAATCAAAACATTAGAGATGACATTTTAGAAATGAATAATATGGATCCTTCATATACAAGGCAAGCTGCCGGAGAATACGAAGCTTCAAAAGCAAGATTTGAGTCTAATGGCAAAAAATAACAGGTTGATTTCTTAGTATTTTCCTATTATACTAAAAAAAATGGAGTATCCTATTGTTTAAAAAAGCAGCAGTATTTACTGACATACATTTAGGTATGAAAGGTAATAGTCGTGTCCATAATCAGGACTGCGAAAGTTATATTGATTGGTATATTGAAACAGCAAAAGCAAATAATTGCGAAACAGGCATCTTTTGCGGTGACTGGCATCACAATAGAAATAGTCTCAACCTCACAACCATGGATACAACCATTAGATTGTTAGAGAAACTAGGCGAATCGTTTGATAAGTTCTATATGTTTGCTGGTAATCACGACTTGTATTACAAAGACAAGCGTGATGTAAAGTCAACTGAGTTTGCAAAACACATACCAGGCATTACTATGGTAGATGAAATGCAAGTTATTGATGATGTTGCACTAGTTCCGTGGTTAGTAGGCGATGAATGGCGTAGAATCGAGAAATTACAAGCCAAATACCTGTTTGGACACTTCGAACTACCATCGTTTTATATGAATGCTATGGTACAAATGCCAGATCACGGTGAACTAAAGTCGGAACACTTCAAGAATCAAGAGTATGTGTTCAGTGGCCACTTCCACAAGCGTCAGAAGCAGGGTAAGATCCACTATATCGGTAATGCTTTCCCGCACAACTATGCAGATGCTTGGGATGATGACCGTGGTATGATGATATTGGACCGCGAGAACGATGCGGAACCCGAATATGTTAACTGGCCAGAGTGTCCCAAGTACCGTACCGTTAAGTTATCACAACTAATTGACGAAAAAGATACATTAATCAAACCAAATATGTACTTGAGAGTTACACTTGATATTGATATTAGCTTTGAAGAAGCAACATATATCAAAGAAACATTCATTGACACATATAATTGTAGAGAGATTACACTGATTCCTCAAAAACACATTGAGGAAATTAACACAGACTTGGATATTGAACAATTTGAAAGTGTAGATCAAATTGTTAGTAACGAGATCCAAGCAATTGACAGCGAACAATTTAATAAGAAATTGTTATTAGACATATACAACGAGCTAGTATGATTAAAATTAAAGACTTAACCGTAAAAAACTTTATGAGTGTGGGTAATGTCACCCAAGCAGTTGACTTTAATAAAGAACAACTTACTTTGGTACTTGGTGAAAACTTAGACCAAGGCGGAGACGATACAGGATCACGTAATGGTACTGGTAAAACTACTATTATTAATGCATTATCATATGCATTGTACGGTACAGCATTAACAAACATTAAACGCAATAACTTAATCAATAAAACTAACAGCAAAGGCATGCTGGTTACCCTTAATTTTGACAAAGGTGGTAACAGCTATCGTATCGAACGCGGTAGATCTCCAAATGTTCTTAAGTTTTATATTAACGAACACGAACAAGAAGATTTAACAGACGAATCACAAGGCGATAGTCGTAAAACACAAGAAAGTATTAATAATTTATTAGATATGAGTCACGATATGTTTAAACATGTGGTTGCACTCAACACATACACAGAGCCTTTTCTTAGTATGAGAGCAAATGACCAACGTGCTATCATTGAACAGCTACTTGGTATTACTATTCTTACCGAAAAAGCAGATTTGTTAAAAGAAAAAGTTAAACAAACTAAAGATTTTATCACAGAAGAAACTCTAAAGATTAATGCTATAGAAGCAAGCAACAAGAAAATTGAATCTAGCATTGAAACCCTTGTAGGTAGACAACGTGCTTGGGAATCAAAACGCAGAGACGATGTTAAAAAACTTGAAACTGCTATTGAAGAATTAGAAAAACTAGATATCGATACAGAATTAGAAGCACACGACAAACTAACTAATTGGACAGAACTGAATAATCGCATAACTAGTTTGAATAAAGAAAAAGCAACACTAGAAGCAGCACTTATGAGAGCAACCAAAGGTGTTGACAAAGCAGAAAAGGATATTAAAGAACTTGACGATGCTATTTGTTACACTTGCGGTCAAACGCTTCATGCGGAAAAGAAAGCAGAAATTGAAACTACAAAACAAAAAGAATTAAGCGATGCACTTGCTTATCAAACAGAAGTTGCAGACAAATTAGAAGCAACTATGAACTTATTAACAGAAATTGGTGACATCAACGGACGTCCTAACACGTTTTATGAGAGTGCTAAAGAAGCATACGAGCATAGAAACAACGTAGATAATTTACGCAATTCGCTGATAAGTAAACAGCAAGAAGAAGATCCATATCTAGCACAAATCGATGACTTAAAAACAACAGCACTACAAGAAATCAATTGGCAACCTGTAAATAATCTTACTAACTTGCGTGAACATCAGGAGTTTCTGCTGAAACTTTTGACAAACAAAGACTCGTTCATTCGCAAAAAGATTATTGATCAGAACTTGGCGTACTTGAACAATAGGCTCACATACTATTTAGACAAACTAGGCTTACCACATCAAGTTGAATTCCAAAACGATTTGTCAGTTGAGATTACACAGCTAGGACAAGACTTGGACTTTGATAACTTGTCTCGAGGCGAACGCAACAGGCTAATATTAGGCATGAGCTGGGCATTCCGTGATGTTTGGGAATCGTTGTATCAAGGCATCAACTTGTTGTTCATCGACGAACTTATCGACTCAGGTATGGACACTGCTGGTGTTGAAAATGCGCTCGCTGTACTCAAAAAGATGGGTAGAGAGCGTAGCAAAAATGTTTTCCTTATCTCACACAAAGACGAACTTGTTGGTAGAGTCAATCATGTAATGAAAGTTATCAAAGAAAATGGCTTTACTTCATATGAAAACGATATCGATATTGTAGAATGACAGACGACACGCATGATAAATTAATGCAAAAGGTACTAGACTACTTGGCTGCCAGCGAAGACTTTGAACGTTTACCAAGTGAACGCAGTAAAAGACGCATACGCAGAGAACTACGTGAACTAGTTACTTTGTGTAGACATCGAGCTGAAGAAGCTAAACAGAGATACAAAGAGGAGTTAGCCGAAATACGTGCCAGTGGCAAGTGGGCTGTCAATATTGGCAAGGCTAATCACGAAAGGAAAAAGAAAAAATGAAAATAACCGTTGTAGGAAGTGGAACAGCAGGCAGTTTAACAAGTGCCTTCTTAGCAAAAGAATTTCCAAATGCAACGGTTGAAATGATACATAGCGAGAAAGTTGGTATCATTGGGGTTGGTGAAAGTATTACTCCACACTTACCAGGACTACTAGGCGGGCTGGGTGTAGACGAAAAACGTTTTATGAGAGAAACTGATGCTGTATTCAAATACGGCAACAATATGGAAGATTGGACAGATACAGCAGACGGTCCTGATGTATTGCGTATGTTTTACTGGAGCAACGGTTTAGACAAAGACTTTACTTGGGAAAATGTTACAAGTACATTTCCAAATGAAATCAAAACAACCGACGTATGGTTAGATGTTTTTAAAAATCGCAGCGCACCTGACTTGGATGTATATCATCACAACGCTGAAGGTTATCAATACTGCAAAAATTTAAAAATGCCTTTTGATGACAATGGTAACTACTTGTTGCCTGCAACAGCAACATATGCATATCATATTGATGCAGAAAAAACTTCACCGTGGATTAGAGAAAATGTTTGTAAAGCATATGGTGTTGTTGAAACTATAGCACATGTTGAAAAAGTAAACACCAGTGACGAAGGTATTACCAGTGTGGTACTAGACAATGGACGTGAAGTAACCAGTGACATTTGGGTTGACTGCACAGGGTTGTCAAGAGTTTTAATTGGAAAATTAACCACCGAGTTCCATACCTATACTGCAAACAAAGTTAATAGTGCCTGGGTATGTCCTATCAAATACGAAGACAAAGAAACAGAACAAGTAAACTACACTAGAAGTATTAGACGTGACATGGGCTGGCAGTTTAGTATTGCACTTACTAATCGCATCGGTACAGGGCTTGTATACAGCGATGAATATTTCAGTGATGATGAAGCACTTGAATATTGGCATAGCATTATCAAAGGCAGACAAATCCGTGAACCACGTAATTTAAAATGGAAGCCAGGTAGATTAAAAACACCAAACGTTGGAAATACATTTGCTGTAGGCATGGCTGCAGGATTTATTGATCCTCTTGAAGCAAATGCAGTAGTAAGCAGTATTTCGTGTATGAAACGTATTGCTTGGATGTTGCAACGTGATTACGATAAAGATTATTATAATCGAAAAGTAACATATTACTTTGATGACATTGCAGATTTTACAGCAGTGCATTACACCTTGAGTAGACGTGGAGACAATCATTTCTGGCAAGACATGAGACGTATTGGACGTGAACTTGATCATAAAGGACTTGTAAAGAAAAAATATTACGAACAAGCAAATTGCATGGATAGTGTTGTAGGATACGTTACAGCATTTCCAGATGTAAATTGGTTAGACATTGCTAACAACTGGGTGCAAGACTTAGATGATTGGCCAACAAAGTCAACACCTGAGCAACAAGAAGCGTACATAAAAAGAATACGTAATGACAAACTACTTCATGAAATTCAAGCATCAAATAATAAAAAATCGATTGACAACTTCATGAAAATGTATAACAATGTACAAGAATACGACAAAGGCTTAAACAATTGGCCAACTGAATACTTTAGTAAGATGTTTGGCAGCGCATATATTCATAGGCACAACACAAATTCAAAAAAGGTAAAGGCTTAAATTATCCAACGGTACATAATGTATGAGTTGGACATACAAAGGTAAGAAAGTAGAATCAATACCAGATGAATACGAAGGCTTTGTATATCTGATTACAAATAAAAAAACAAAACAAAAATACGTAGGCAAAAAACTAGCAAAGTTTAAAACAACCAAGCCACCACTAAAAGGCAAAAAGAACAAACGCCGAGGCTACAAAGAAAGCGATTGGCGTGAATACTGGGGAAGTTCAGATAGACTGAACGAAGATGTAAAACAACTAGGCGAAAAAAATTTTACTCGTGAAATACTTTACTTTTGCAAAAGCAGAGCAGAAATGAGTTACATCGAAGCACGAGAACAATTTGACAGGCGAGTATTAGAAACAGACGAATACTACAACGGCATCATCAATGTAAGAGTTGGTGGTTCACAAAAACTACGCCAGGCACTACTAGAACACAAATAGGCTATATATTGAGCTCTAAATAAACTCCAAGATCCAGCCGAGATAATGCTCGTTGCCGGTGGTGTGGAATGCTCACGTGAAGAAGTATACGATAGGCTTTAAAGGATAGTGGCTCTGAGAAAAAGCAACCACGTGGTAAGTGTTTTCGCTTGTTAGGGAATAACTGCCTTCCGTTGATATGACGAAGCTAGAGTAGGAGGATACAGGTCAACCGCCTCCGACAATGTAAATTGAATCTCTTTTAACAAGATGGCTGAAGCGACTCGAATAATGCTCAAAAGCTACCTTCGCCCGGCAACGGGCGAATTATGACTTCACAATCTGAATAATACTAAAAGCATATGCTTTGCATATGCCTTATTAATATTGTTATCAAGAACTGATAGTTCGTGTTGAGTGTAACGAAAACACAGATGAACGTTAGTTCATCTTATAATAACTAAATACATTATACAGCTGGAACACTTGTGGATGAAATTAACTGAACTACTTGACGAAAAAGATAATGTATTAAATGAAAAGTTTGATCTAGAATCTATTATGAACAGAGGCTTGTTCACTCCTGGTGCAGGTGAACTATCTGGTGGCAAACATGTATTCTTTATGCCTGATGGAAGAAGTTACATTGAAATGCCTGATTCAAATACTGCAAAATCTTATCAAGCAGCAATGGAATCAATGCAGGCTAGAGGTGCAAGTGCTGATGCTATTCAACGTGCATTAACATCTGGTAATTATCCTGAAGGTGTTAGAGTAAATGCTACTGCAAGTAATCCAATAACTACAAACGGTGACATAAAAGCGCCTACTAGATTTCAAAGAGGAAATCTAAAAGTTGACATAAAAGAAACTATTGCTAGAAAAAGTAAACCTGGAAGACTTCTAGCTACGCTTCAAAATCAAAGATGGTTTAGACTGCTTGGTAGAGTTGCAATAGCAGCAGGACTAGTATTTGCTTCTTTTTATGGTGTATTAAATGCAATCGAAGATGTTGAACAAGATATTGACAACGGAACTATAGATCAAGATGAAGGTGCTGAAATTGTAAATGTTCTTAAAGCACAACTTGCTTTGTGTTTAATCATGTCTTTAATGGTTATCTTTAGGAATGGTGCTTTACTTGGTAAACTAATATCATACATTAGACCTATTATTAGATTAATTGCAGCTGGTGCAACGGTAAGTGTTGTAGGTACCATACCGGGTATCATTGCGCTGTTAGCAAATGAAGTTGCTTGGGGTTTAGTTATCTATGCACTAAGTTCACCTACCGTACAACGATCTGTTGCCGAATTCATTGCTGGCTCATTATTAGGACCTGTTATAGCAGAAGCTGGAAAATATGCAGGTACAGCAATGCAGTTCTTAAACCAAGCTAGTGAAGAAATGCTTGGTGTTAGCATTAGAGACGGTGACTTGTTTGGTTTCGATCAAACTGAAAGAGGTGGTAGAGAAGGAGAATACTATGCAAGTGCTGAATGGGCAAAGCTATTATTCCAAGACATGTTATTTCCTCCAGCACAGAAATCAATGTTAGTTCCTTATATTACACCTGCAAGACGTGAAGGACTATTAGAAGAAGCGTTTGGATTAACCAATCCTACACAAAACCAACCACAAAACCAACAACCGCCAACAACTCAACCTGATGCAACAGATCCTGATGCAACAAGTTCTAATTCAGATGCAGTATCAAGGAAAGCAGATATTGAACGCAGTTTACAAAATACAGACTATTATAATAATCCTAGTTACACAAGGGCACAACCTGTTAGTGGACCACGTTAAAGCAGCGGCATACGAGAATTTTTTGTATTTTCAATATTATCTTTAATAATTCTACTCATAATTTCTTGATCTTCAATATCAGTATTATATAGCAGGTCGTTATATTGTACGCTGCCTCTCATGTACCAGCATATTCTATATGCGCTATCCTTGATTGTTTTTATTTCATTTTCCATTTCTTTGGCTAACGATAGGATAGCATCGTTATTTAAAGTCGTTAGCCTGTTGCGAAAAAATCTGATGCGTCTAAGCTAACTTTTAATTTACTTTCGTGTTTACACTTTTCGCAAGTAACATCTTCAGTTGGTACTTGCCAAACGGTTGTGTTATGTTCAATAACTTCTTTTATTTTTGTAAAATATTTTACATCATTTTCATTCATAAACTCAATTATTTCATTGGTATTGCTTTCTTTTTGTCCGTCAACTTCTACAGATTCAATTTGTCTAAACAAAGTCATTACGGTTAGTTCATTAATTTTTTGAACAATGCTTTGAACAAATTTTTCTTTTTCAGTTTCATCTTTGATATTAGCACTTTCTTGAGAAACTGCACGTTGATAAGCTACACTTGTTTTTTGAATGTCTGTCCATTCTTCGTATGTTAATGGACGTAAATTAAAAATAAAGTCATCAATTTGAACACGATCTTTATACTCTAATGTATGGAAAAAATCTAAATAATTTCTTAAATTAATTTCATAAGCATTATCTTCACCGCATCTTATACAATTTTTATGTACGGTCATTGTTTCACCGTAAGTTGCCATTCTAATACCAAGTAATAATGTATCGATGTCTAATACTCTAAGTTTCATTGGATTTAAAATAGATGGAACACAACTGCGTATGTTACTAGCTGTGGCTTCTCCGTTTACTAATGCATCAGGAGTTTTAAACAATATTTCATCGCTGGCAGTCATACTATAAACTGCTAGATCAGAAACAACACCGTTAGAGACAATCGACTCATTATACCATTTTCCGTTACTAGGTAAGTTTATAAAAAGTTTAGGTTGTCTACGGTATTTTTTTAAAGGACTTTCTTCGTTTGTCATACCGGTTTTCCTATTAGGTAAATACTATAGCATATTTATTGTTGTATTAACTAGGAGTTTAATGATTTGGCAGAAGAAAGCATTTTAAATTTAGAACGCTTTACAAACATACTGCAAGGCACAACACAGACTGCTGTTGGCTTAGGCGGTGCGCTTCTCACTGGCCAACAAAATATGAGTGCCTACAGCACTGCATTATCTACAACTACAGATGCCTTAGGAGGCATGGGTAAAACACTTGGTAAAGTTGTAAATGGTTTAGTGCAGTTTGCTGAAGCAAGTTTAAAAGAATATCAAGACCTAAGTGCTATTGGTGCAACCTTTGGCAAAGAAATGGTTGACATTAAAGTTGCTGCTGCTGAAATGGGAATGAGTGTTCAAGAAATGACTACATTCCTTGGTCAAAACAACAAGTCTTTACGTGCATTTGGTGGTACAACTGATATGGCTATAAGCCGTTTTAGAGAGTTGAACAACCTTGTTTTAAACACACAAGAATTAGGAACTGAGCTAAGAAAATTAGGTTATACTACAACTGACATTGCAGAAGGATTAGCATTATACGGTGAAATAAGCGATTCAAATGCAAGATCTGATCGCAGGAGCACAGCAGAGCAAGCGGCTAGTGCTAAAGAGTTTATGGTACAGCTTGACGGACTAGCAAAACTTACAGGTAAGCAAAGAGAACAAATTGCTGACGAAATGAAAGAACGCAGACGTGCAGGTGACATAAATGCATTTTTAATGGGCAAGTCAGAAGAAGACCAAGCAGCATTTACTGCACAACTTGCTGAAATCCAAGCAAAGTTAGGTAAAGATGCAGCAGACGCATTTGTTGACTTAACATTACGAGGTGCACCTACTACAGAACAAACTAGAGGTGCCTTACTTGCAATGGGTGGTGGTGCTGAAGAATTGTATGCAGCCGCAAGTGCATTTAATAGCGGTAACATTGATCAATTTGCAAATTCAATAGATGCAGCAACAGCAAGTGCAATGGAATATCAACGCAGTGAAGATTTTAGAAATACTGCGGTTTTAGGTGGATTAAGCACCGTGTCAAACGCATTTAGTAATGCAAGTGCAGCAAGTTACGATTATGCAAATACACTTGAAGGTGCAGCAGAACCTGGCGAAACTGCTGCTCAAACGCAAGCACGATTACAAAATCAAATTTTAGATGAACAATATGTTCAAATGAAAACTACCACAGGTATTTTAGATGAAACTATTAGAACACAAGAAGCATTGCGTGATCTAAGTGTTACTGCTATGGAAACGGTAATGCCTCGTTTAGAAGATGTTGCAATGGCTGGTTTAGAAAAATTTAGAGCAGCTATTCCAAGTTCTGATGAAATTGCACAAAAACTTGCAGGTGCTGTAGACGGATTATTTGATATGGCTAGATTAGCTGATAGAGAATCTAGAGATCCTATGAATGTAGTAGTAGATGGACAACAAGACTTAAGTCAAGAAAGCACACAACAAGAAGTTGCACAAAGTTTAGGTGCAGAAATAGAAGATTCTAAAGAACGTGATAGTGAAACACAAGCTGCAATACAAAAAGCACAAGAAGCTGTTGAAGACGCAAAAGTTGCAGTGTTTGACGCAGAAATTCGTGTAAATGAATTACAAGAACAAAAAGCTAATATGTTAGCAACTGGTTTGCAAGAAACTGATGGTGCAGTTGTAGGTGTTTCGCAGCAGTTAGCTGAAGCAGAAGCAAAACTACAAGCAGCTATTAGAGAACAAGCACAAGCAAGTGCTGTTGCCGCTAGTCATAGATTAGGTTTAGGTGGTAAACTTTTCCGTGGAGGTAGAGCAGAAGGTGGACCTATTGGTGCTAATGAATTTGCTATGGTCGGTGAAGCAGGTCCTGAATTTATTAGCGGACCAGCAAATGTAATGAGTGCAAAAACAAGTATGGGCGTAATGCAGAATTTAATGAAAACAATTCGCAACGTTGAAAGCACCGTTCAAGAAAGCAATAATAATGTAGCACAACAGATAAGTACTAATGCATATAGTGGTAATGCTGAATTAGGTACAAAAATGGATAAAATGATTGAGATTTTAAATCAATTAGTGTTTATTGAGGGCAACGCCGTTACCACACAACAAAGAACATACAGAGCTACCAAAGGCTTACAAAGTAACATGATGAGAGGTTTATAAATGAGTTGGAAAAAATATTTTACTCCAGTTCCAACTGCTGACAATAGAAATGGCAGTTATTCGCCATTTTCTATGCGAGGTACAGGTAACGTAGGTCCTGCTGCTGCAAATTATTCTTCTCATTTGCCTGACGTATATGTAGGGTCTCCAAATCGTATTGAACGTTATAATCAATACAATACAATGGATAGTGATAGTGAAGTTAATGCTGCACTAGATATTCTTGCTGAGTTTTGTTCACAAAAAAACAAACAAAACGATACACATTTTGAAATTGATTTTAAAGGATCACCTACTAACAGCGAAGTACAAGTTATAGGGCAATATCTAAAGCAATGGTGTAAATTAAATCAATTTGAAACACGTATGTTTAGAACAATACGTAATGCATTTAAATATGGCGACCAATTTTTTATTAGAGATCCACAGACACAAAAATGGTATCACGTTGATCCTAGTCAAGTAACAAAAATTATTGTTAACGAAAGCGAAGGAAAAAAGCCTGAGCAGTATGTTGTTAAAAATTTAAATTTTGCATTTGAAGCACTAGAAGCAACACCTTTAAACACAACTAATAGTTACGGACCTGGAGGAACAAGTCCAGGATATCAAACGGTTACAAAACAAAGCCAAACAGGTAATCATACACCAAGTGGTAACACAAGTAGATTTGCACAAGAACATGATGAAACTTATGTAGATGCAAATCATGTTGTACATTTGTCAATGAGTGAAGGACTTGATCAAAACTTTCCATTTGGTAATTCACTATTAGAAAGTATTTTTAAAGTATACAAACAAAAAGAATTATTAGAAGATGCGATTATTATCTATCGTGTACAACGTGCGCCAGAGCGCAGAGTATTCTACGTTGATGTGGGTAACATGCCTTCACACCTTGCTATGCAATTTGTGGAGCGTGTAAAAACGGAAATACACCAAAGACGTATCCCATCCAAGACAGGTGGTGGCACAAATGTTATAGACTCAAGTTATAATCCTCTGTCAATCAACGAAGATTACTTCTTTCCACAAACTGCTGAAGGGCGTGGCTCAAAAGTTGAAACACTTCCGGGTGGTACCAACTTAGGAGAAATTGATGACCTTAGATACTTTACTAATAAGTTGGTACGCGGCTTACGTATCCCAAGTTCGTACTTACCAACTGGAGCAGATGACGGTGCTTCACAATACAATGATGGACGTGTGGGTACTGCCTATATTCAAGAACTTCGCTTTAACAAATACTGCGAACGTTTGCAATCCATGGTTGAAGAAGTATTCAACAAAGAGTTCAAACTATTCTTAGGTTCAAAAGGTGCAAATATTGATTTTGCAATGTTTGACTTAAGGTTAACACCACCACAAAACTTTGCAGCATATAGACAAGCAGAACTTGATAACAACAGAATAGGAACGTTTACGCAAATGGCAGGTATACCTTATATCTCAAATAGATTTGCTATGCAACGTTTCTTAGGATTAAGTGCAGAAGAGATTGCAGAAAACGAACGTTTGTGGAGAGAAGAGAACGACGAAAATCTAGTAGATCTAGTTAACGATGACATGGCAGGTGAAATGCGTGGTGCAGGCCTTAGCGGTGCTGACCTTGCAGGAGACCTAGGTGGTATGGAAACTGATCTAGAAGGAGACTTGGGAGGCATTGATGGCGGCACTGGAGAAGCACCGGCAACAAATACAGAAAATGATTTAGGCGGAACACCAGCACCTACTGAAACGGCACAAACTATATAAATAATAATATGATACTACGAGAACTATATTACTTCGATAAAGATACAATGGAACCAGTTGAGGACGAAACATACGATCCGCAAGACGACCAAAGTGTGATTAAAGTTGATGATACAAGAAAAAGTAGACTAACATTAAAAGATATAAACAAAGCCCGCAAAGCCAGTGATGCACATAGAAAAGAGTCAATGAAAGATCTAAACTACATTAGACAAATGTACGGATTAGCAGCTCAAGCAGCACTTGGCGGAGGCGTATGATAAAAAGAGCATTTGTTTTAGGTAACGGTGTCAGCAGAAAAAAAATCCATCCAAACTACTTAAAGGAAATAGGCAAAGTCTATGGATGTAATGCCTTGTATAGAGAATTTGCTCCTGATCATTTAGTTTGTGTAGACACTAAAATGATTATAGAATTATCTCAAACTGAATATTACAAAAATAATAGTGTTTGGAGTAATTCAAATAAAGTTACAAAAGGTTTACCTCAAATTAATATTATGAATCCAAACAAAGGATGGAGTAGTGGACCTACTGCATTACTTTTAGCTAGTCAACATTCATATGACGAAATTTACATTTTAGGTTTTGATTATGAAGGAATTGGAAAAGATAAGCAATTTGTTAATAACATATATGCTGGATCGCAAAATTATAAAAGAACAGAAGACAGAGCAACTTATTTTGGAAATTGGACAAGACAAACTATGATGTGTATAAATCAGTTTCCAAAAACTAAATACTATCGAATAATAGAAAATGAAGGATTTATACCAGATCATTTAAAAGATTTACCCAATCTAACACATATAGATGTTGAAAATTTTGTAGAAAAATTCAACATCACCACTTCAATACACTAAAATACGCTGTTTTGACCCCATTTTACACGTATATTTTCTAAAAAGTGTAAATATAACTGACAGCCTTGACAATAAAGGAGAATGACATGACTGATCGCAATAAGTTTGAAGAAATGCTTGAGCGTCTCGTCAATGAAGACAGAGAAGGTGCAGAAGCATTGTTCCACGAAATCGTGGTAGAAAAATCAAGAGATATTTACGAATCACTACTTGAAGATGAAGAAGAAGTAGAAGAAACAACTGATGAAGAAGTTGATGAAGCTACAGATGAAGAAGTAGATGAATCAGAAGAAGACCTAGACGAAGCAACTGATGAAGAAGTAGACGAAGCTGCTGATGAAGATTTAGATGAATCTGATGAAGAAGTTGAAGAAATGTTTGATGTTGCAGAAGGTGACCCAGTAGACGACATGATGGGCGACATTGCAATGGACGGTGGCGACGACATGGATATGGAACCAGAAATGGGTGACGACGACATGGGTATGGGTGACGAAGAAGGCGATGTAGAAGATCGTGTTGCTGACCTAGAAGACGAATTAGAAGCTCTAAAAGCAGAATTTGAAGCTATGATGGGCGACGAAGAGCCAGGTGATGAAGAGCCAGGTGATGAAATGCCAATGGACATGGATTCAGAAGAAGGCGACGACGAAGAAGAAGCCGAAGAAGAATCATATGCTTTTGAAGACGAAGAAGTAGATGAAGCAGCTGACGAAGAAGTTGAAGAGTCAAAATCAGCAAAATCACATGCAGAGATTATGCGTGAATACACAGATAAAGTGTCAGCAACAATGGGTGACAATGGCGCAAATGCAAAATCACCAGTAGCAAAGCCAAACAACATGGGCGGCACATCAGCAAACATCGCAAAAGGCGGTTCAGCTGACGAAAGCGGTACAGGTGCAAGTGCTCCAAAAGAAGATAACGCTGGTAACGTAAACGTTCCTGGCGCGAAAGGTGCTACTAAGTTAGCATCACAACCTGGCCACGGCGCTGAGAAAAAGGGCAAGCCAGAGACAGCCGATAAAGGTGCAGGTTCACCTCTAAACGGTGCTCCAAAAAGAGCGAAGTAAGGACTGACGTATGAGACTACTGAACGAACATTTGAGCTTTGATGCTGCTAAAATGGTTGTTGAGTCTGCCAACGAAGGCAAAGATCTTTACATGAAAGGTATTTGCATTCAAGGCGGAGTACGCAACGCAAATCAGCGTGTTTATCCCGTTAACGAGATTGGCAGGGCTGTCACCACACTCAACGAACAAATCAGTGGTGGCTACTCAGTGTTAGGCGAAGTAGATCATCCAGATGGACTTAATATTAACTTAGATCGTGTAAGCCATATGATTACAGAAATGTGGATGGATGGCCCAAACGGTTACGGTAAACTAAAAGTACTACCAACTCCGATGGGACAACTAGTTAAAACAATGCTAGAAAGCGGCGTTAAACTAGGTGTTTCATCGAGAGGTAGTGGTAATGTAAGCGAAAGCGGTAACGGTGAAGTATCAGATTTTGAAATTATTACCGTAGACGTTGTGGCGCAGCCAAGTGCGCCAGGCGCATACCCAACACCGATATACGAACACCTTATGAACACCCGAGGAGGGTATAAGGCGTTCCAAACATCAAGGGAAGTTCAAGGCGACAAACAGGCACAAAAATATTTAAAAGAGAGCTTATTAGATGTAATAAGCAAACTCCGCTAACTAGGAGAGGATATAAAATGTTAGATGCACTAAAATCACTCTTCGAAAACACTGCACTATCGGAAGAAGTGCGCTCAGAACTAGAAGAAGCATGGAACGCAAAGGTGAAAGAAAATCGCCTTCAGGTCACTGCGGAACTACGTGAAGAATTTGCTAAAAAGTATGAGCATGATAAAGACACAATGGTTGAAGCCATTGATGCTATGATGACTGAGAAACTTAGCGAAGAAATTGCAGAATTCCAAGAAGATCGTAAGCAATTAGCTGAAGCAAAAGCAAAATTTGCTATTGCACAGCGTAAAAATGCTAATCTAATGAAATCATTTGTTAGTGAACAACTAGCAAAAGAAATCAAAGAACTACACTCAGATCAAAAAGCAATGGCTGACAAGTTTGTTGCTCTAGAAGAGTTTGTAGTTGAGTCGCTTGCAAAAGAACTTGCAGAGTTTTATGAAGACAAAAAAGATCTTGCTGAAACAAAAGTACGTCTTGTACGTGAAGGCAAAGCTCATGTCAATAAAGTTAAAAAAGACTTTATTGAAAAAAGTGCAGCGTTGGTATCTGAAACCGTGTCAAAAGGTCTTAAAAAAGAGATCTCGGCACTTAAAGAAGATATTGATCAAGCACGTAAAAATGATTTCGGTCGTAAATTATTCGAAGCATTTGCTAACGAATATTCACATAGCTATTTAAATGAGAAATCAGAAACAGCTAAACTTTTAAAAGTTATTGACGCAAAAGACAAGCAACTTTCAGAAGCTAAAAATGTGGCGGCGAAAGCAGTAAAACTTGTGGAAAACAAAGAATCGCAAATTAAAACAATTAACGAATCGGTGGCCCGCAAAGAAACAATTAGCGGTCTAATCTCACCATTGAGCAAAGACCAACAATCAATTATGATGGATTTACTGGAATCAGTTCAAACAGCAAAACTACGTTCTGCTTTTGATAAGTATCTACCGGCAGTATTAGACGGTAAAGGTCCAGCAAAACAAAAGGCAGTATTAGCAGAGGCAAAAGAAGTAACAGGCAACAGAACACAAAATGACGTAAAAGCAGACGTAGATCACAATGTGATTGATATAAAACGTCTAGCTGGATTAAATTAAGGAGAAACCTATGTCAGAACTACTAGAAAGTCGCTGGCAAGATACAAAAACAGCACTTCTTGAAGGCCTATCAGGCAATAAGAAAGCAGTAATGGCTTCAACATTAGAAAATACTCGCAAGTATTTGGCTGAAACTGCAACTGCTGGTGCTACATCTGCCGGTAACATCGCAACACTTAACCGTGTTATCCTACCAGTGATTAGACGTGTTATGCCAACCGTCATCGCTAATGAAATCGTTGGTGTTCAACCAATGACTGGACCAGTTGGTCAAATTCACACACTACGTGTTCGCTACAGCGACACAGCAGGCTCAGGCGCAGCAGGCGCAGTAGCTGGTGAAGAAGCACTATCACCATTCAAAATCGCAGAAGCATATTCAGGTAATGCTACAACAGCAAAAGCTGATGCAACTGCGGCACTAGAAGGTGCAGCTGGTAACAGACTAAGCATCCAGATCTTGAAACAGACCGTGGAAGCTAAATCACGTAAGCTATCAGCACGTTGGACATTTGAAGCGGCACAAGACGCTCAAGCACAACACGGTATCGACGTAGAAGCAGAAATCATGGCTGCACTAGCACAAGAGATTACTGCAGAAATCGACCAAGAGATTCTAGCATCTCTAAACACACTAGCAGGAACAGGTACAGACACATTTAACCAAGCGGCTGTATCAGGTACTGCAACATTCGTTGGTGACGAACATGCTGCACTAGCAGTATTAGTTAACCGCGCAGCAAACCGCATCGCACAGCGTACACGCCGTGGTGCAGGTAACTGGGCTGTTGTTTCACCAGCAATCCTAACCGTACTACAAAGTGCAACTACATCAGCATTTGCACGTACTACAGAGGGTACATTTGAAGCACCGACAAACACAAAAATGGTTGGTACATTGAACAATGCAATGAAAGTATATGTAAACACATATGCAGCAGACGACGATGTACTAGTTGGTTACAAAGGTACTAGCGAATCAGACGCAGCAGCGTTCTACTGCCCATACATCCCATTGATGAGCAGTGGCGTTGTACTAGATCCGACATCATTCGAACCAGTTGTGAGCTTCATGACACGTTACGGATATGTTGAGCTATCAAACACAGCATCGTCGCTAGGTAACGCAGCTGACTACCTAGAAAAGGTAGAAGTAAACAGCGGAAACCTAAGCTTCAGCTAAGTTTAAACTTATATGATTTTAAAATAGGCCCTACGGGGCCTATTTTTTTGGTATATATTACAATGAAGTTTAATGTTAATAAACATATTGAATATAGAAACAATCGATTTACCAAAGTATCAATATCTAATCCTAAGTTATTAGGATTAGCTACAATAGAAATTAATCCAACAGAATTATGCAACAGAACTTGTAGTTTTTGTCCTAGAGTTAATCCTTTATTATATCCAAATCGTAATTTAAATATGACAATAGAAACAGCTCAATTAATTGTTGAACAATTATTAGATGCTGAGTATAATGGAGATATTAATATTACAGGATTTGGCGAACCATTATTAAATAAAGACATTGTACAAATATGTACTATATTTTCTAAACATTATCATACTGAATTAATAACAAACGGCGATAATATTTTAAATGGTAAAATTACTTTACAAGATTTAGAATTCTTAGATTTATTAATTATTGATTGTTACGATGGCAAAGAACAAGTAAAAAAATTTAAAAATTTACTTAAAAATAAAAAAAATAAATTTATATTGCGTCCACATTATGACACTGGAGATCCTGCATTAATTAATCAATATGGATTTAACAACAGAGGTGGATTATTATACAAAAAATCTAACAGCAATCCTTGTTATATGCCGTCATATAAAGGATTTATAGATTGGAATGGAGATGTAAGACTTTGTTGTAATGATTGGAGTAGGAAGCAATTACCATTTGGAAATATACATAATAATACATTTTCAAAAATATGGATGAATAATAATTTTGTAAAATTAAGACAAGAATTATACAACGGTAATAGAAATTTTAGTAATGCTTGCGAGACTTGTGATGTATGTGGTACAAAAGTAGGAAAAAATAGTGCTGAATTATTTTTAAGCTAAGTACATAATGGATATTAGTATTGAAAAAACTCCAAAACAAAAGTTAAGTAAATATGCAATTGATACTGCAAGCGGTATTAGTATTACTCATTTGCCTAACACAAGTCTTTCAAAGGTAAAAGATGCAGCAATAGAAATTAATGATTTAGCTGGAAGTTCAAAAGCTATGGCACATATTGCTGCACGTAATATACAAAGTGAAACTGAACTACATGAAAATTGTATTGCAATGCGCAAAGCAGGTGTTGATAAAGTTTTACTTATTGGAGGCAGTACGTATCATGGAAAAGTTTTTCAAACATTTTATGAAGTAAGAGATGCTATAGAATCATATGGCTTTGATATGTATTGTGGTGTATATCCACAAAGTGAAACTTACTCTAACATGGCATACACAAAGTATTTGCATTTTAAAGGAGGAATAAGTCAACTATGTTTCAATCCTAGAATGTTAAATACTTGGGAAAAGAAGACACGGTACGGTGTTGCAACTAACTGCTCTCTAGACGGTTTATGGAAATATGCAAAAATTTGTGGAATAACAGATAGTGTTGCTTATGCATTAGGCAATTTAAGAGGATTAACATACGTTACTATGAAAGGATTTAACACGGTAAAGTTTGTAAAAGATTTAAGAAATGACAATCCTATACATCTTTATAATTTTGGAAAGTTAGATCAAACACTATTACAATTGGAGATGATGTAATGCCAACAGGAACAATTTACAAATATAATAAAAATAGAAAGTTTAGTGTTATTAGACCTGATAACTGGAAAACAGGATTAATTGATGTACTATTTGAAACAATTACTTTTGATGCAAAACTAGGTGATCGTGTTGAATACGATCAAATACAAATAAAAAGTAAAAGATATGCACAAAATCTTAAAAAAATAGGTTGACCTTTGTGTATTCTTTTGCTATATTAAGAACATAACAAAGACGACGGTCCGAGTTAGATAGTGCAAGGAAACGCTGCTT